TAAGATGGTCTACGACCTGTGCCTCGGGGAGAATCAGGGTGCCAGAGGGACCAACACTGTGCTTCATGTCCTGATTGACGCCACCAGGGTGACCTCGGCCATTCCACCCACCGAGAAGGTGAGCCGGATCAAGTTATACACCTCAATCATCATTCCGCTGAGGACATGCTCGAAGTCTCTAGTGAGGTGAAACGGTCAGGTTGGGCAGCTACAGTGCGCCTATGAGGCTCATGTATGACGCAGTCACTCCGACAAACATCGTTCGCAACGCCCCGATGGTTGCTGGGTACATCGACGGTGACTTCGAGTGGTCACCAGCCGACTGGGCTCTCTTCCCCAACTCCACCAAGGTCCGCATTGCCACCTCGGCGGCCACCAATGACGGTGATGTGCTGGATGTGGAGCGGTTTGACGCATTCCCTGAGCAGGCAGCCGGCTGGGTTGCAATGCGTCGCAAAGCAACCGGTAAGCAGAAGACGGTGTACTGCTCCCTGTCCACCTGGCCGGTTGTCAAAGCGGATTTCATCCCTGGCAACTCGCCACTGTGGTGGATCGCCGCCTACCCAGGTATTGGCCAGGCCCTCTACCAAGGGACCGTGGCTCACCAGTACGCCGATCCAGGTCCGGTCGACATCTCCGTGGTTGACAACTACTGGGACGGGATAGACCCAGCAGGCTCCCAGAACATCCCCTCACAGCCACTACCATTGCCATACTCACCGCTTCAGGAGGCAACCATGCTCGCCAAGTTCATCCACTGCAAGGACAACCGGATCGCCTGCATCGGGCCCAAGGTCACTATCCTCACCCCGGCTGAGTGGCAGGTATTCGTCAACTCCGGGGAGACGATCGACCCGCACTACGCCAACATGGACCCGGGACCGTTCAACGCGGTCATTGCGGCACTCGGTGGCACGACATGATCCTTGCCAACCCTGAGGCCAAGGTTGTCGCTGGTGTCGCCGGCACCACGTTCGGTGGGACTCTGAGCGGGTTCATTGTCTGGGTGCTCGGTATCACCGTCTGGGGCGCCTCCAACAAGGCCGTCTCGCAGTCCCTGGCAGTAGCTGACGTGCCCATCGTCGTCGTGCTGCTGGTGACCGTGGTCATCACAGGCTTCTGCACCTATGTTGCTGCCTGGTTGGCCCCACATACAGTCACATCTGCTGACTCAGTGAGCACACCTCTGGAAGCGGTTCTGACCGGTACTACGCATGTCCTTCCAGCTATCGTTGCCCCAGGTGAGACGATTCCGGTTAACGCACCGCCCGTAACTTGAGGAGCAACGTGGCCGACACCAGGTATTCCAGTGCAGCCACCATCGGTGATGACCAGGCCCTTGATGAAGTCCGCCAGCTCGAGAATGGCCCGTTCTACCTGAATGAGCTTGGCAGTACAGGTCTGAAGCGGGCTGCCGGGTACATCGACGAGGAGTTCCTGCCACAGCTGCGCGGCCGCAAGGCCGTCCAGGTCTACCGGGAGATGGGCGACAATGATGCCATCGCCTCGGCAATGCTGTTCTCCATCACCCAGCTGCTCCGAGGGGTGAGCTGGCCAGTAATCCCTGGTGGCAAGGGCCGGGATGATGCCAAGGCAGCCAAGCTCGTTGAGACGTGCATGGAGGACATGTCGTCATCGTGGGACGACGTGATCCAGGAGATTCTAACCTGTCTGCAGTACGGCTGGAGCTGGCATGAGATTGTCTACAAGCGGCGGATGGGCCCTTGGCAGAAGGACCCCCGGCACAAGAGCAAGTACGACGACGGGCTCGTCGGCTGGCGCAAGATGCCTATTCGCTCTCAAGAGACATTGCTACGTTGGGTCTTCGACGATCAAGGCGATGTCCAGGCGCTGGTCCAGCTGGCGCCACCTGACTACAAGACCAGGGTCGTGCCGATCAGTCGGTCGCTTCTCTTCCGGTTCGGTCACCACAAGGGCAACCCGGAGGGACGTTCCATCTTCCGCGGTTCCTACCGGTCCTGGTACTACAAGAAGCGCCTCGAGGAGTTCGAGAGCATCGGGGTAGAGCGGGACCTTGCCGGACTGCCCATGGTGAGCGTGCCTTCTGACTACCTGCGGGCACGTCCTGGCACCGAGCACTACAAGATGGTCGAGGCCATGAAGAAGATGGTCCGTTCCATCCGGCGCAACGAGCAGGAGGGGCTGGTCTTCCCAACCTCCTACGACCCTGACACCAAGAACCCGCTGTTCAAGTTTGAGCTGCTGACCAGTGGTGGCCAGCGCACATTCGACACCAACGAGCTGATCCAGCGGTACGAGCAGCGCCAGCTCATGACGATCCTGGCTGACTGGATCATGGTGGGCCACCAGGAGACTGGCACGTACAACATGCACGTGGACAAGACAGGCATCTTCAAGAGCGCCCTGAATGCCACTGTCGGCTCGGTAGCCGATGTCTTCAACCGGTACGCCATCCCACGGCTGTTCGCTGCCAACGGGTGGAAGCCTGCCACTCTGCCTAAGATCGAGCCGGCAAACGTCGACTCCCCCAACCTCACCGAGCTCTCCGGGTTCCTGACCCAGACTGCTGGCCTTGGCTTCACCTGGGGCCCGGATGCCGACATGGAGCGGTTCCTGCGTGACGCCGCCGGTCTGCCTGCTCTTGGCGCCCAGGACATGGAGAAGCGTCGCCGGATGGCACGGATGGATGAGGCGTCCCAGTTCGCCGAGGCTGAGACTCGTTACCTGGCTGCGCGCTCTCAGGTGGCTGTTGCACTGGCTGCCGAGCAGCAGATGGCCTCTGGTGAACCGACCATTGAGTCCGCCCAGCTAGGCCAGCAGGTGGACTCGGCCAACCAGGATGCCCAGATGAGCCAGGCTTCAGGGGCTCAGTCCCTGGCACAGGGTCAGCAAGGGCTTGCTCAAGGCGCCCAGCAGATGCAGCTGGCGCAGTCTGGCGAAGGTCGTGCCCAGGAGCAGCACAAGCGGGCTGGTCAGCAACAGCGGTTCGACCAGGCGCAGGCCAAGAAGGAGAACACCAGGCCCAAGGCCAAGCCGAAGGCGAAGATCAAGGCGAAGGTCAGCCGATGACATCAGACATTGCCGCGACCATGGCCAGCGCTCGTCAGACAGTGCTTGGGGTCGTCACTGCTCGGATGTATGACGACATCAACGCCGCGACGTACATGATCGACTCCTTCGTCAAGGAGATGACTGACAACGGTCAGACCTCAGACGATGCCTGGGCTCAGATGTTCGCCGCTTCCGTGCTGCTGATCATCCCTCTGGTGGAGTGCCGATCGGCCCACCACAAGATCAGCCTGGATGACTCACTGCGCGAGATCGGTGTTGTCCTGGCTGAGTTCAGGGATCAGCATGGCTAACCGGCGTGAGGATGCCACCACAGCAGCAGTCGGTGGCACTGGGGTGTTCGCTGCCAGAGCTCTGTCACACAGTGCACTGTCATCTGCATACGGCTACGACAAGCATGGCAAGCCGATGCCTCGGCCGAGGGTATTCGCAGAGCGCAAGATCCTGACCAGGAAGCCGATGCGAGGCAAGGGACGCCTGGGCGCCTCACTGGCCCTGACGACGATGTCTGTGCCACCGGCTGTGGTTGGGTTGAACAACCTGATGCATGGGCACAGGTCTGAGGCTTCCAAGAGTGACAGCTCCAAGAGGCCGTCTCTGTGGCGTGATGCCCAGCATGGGGTGAAGTCGTCTTTGCACCAACGCAACAAGACCATCTCCCAGCACGCCCCGATCAGTCGTCAGGCAGAGAGCTACGGGGTCGGCACCTTGACTGGGTCGGCTGCCGGCGGCTTGACAGGTCTGGCACTGAAGAAGGTCAGACTGCACGGTGGTGCCAAGGCAGGTCTGATCGGACTGGCCGGGCTCACCACCGGTGTAGCCACTCTGCCGGCTCAGAGCAAGCTCATGCGGGCCACCAGCCACGGTAAGTACTCGGTCACCCCGACCGGTGTGGCCCGGACCAAGACCAAGCCTGCGCGGCCGTCAACTCGAGCCACAAGGGTGGAGCGTCGCAACGGCACTGAGGTCCCTAGTCGTCTTGGTAAGTCGGCTTCCTACCCAGGGTCCAACCTGTCTCATGGTCAGAAGCGAGCACTGGTACTGGCCGGTGGGACGACACCTCTGGTTGGTGACTTCACCGCGGCCGCTACTGCTGGCCGGATGGCACCACCGAACCTGCGCAAGAAGACGGCAGCACTGCAGGCCACTGGTTCTCTTGGTGGATCGGCTGTAGGTGGCGCAGCTGGTGCCTACGGTGGTGCTGCCCTAGTTCGCCATGTGCCGGCTCTGCACGCCCCGGCCGCTCACATCAAGAACACCGTCGACACCGTCAAGCATGGTGTGGCCAGCCGCATTCACCCCAAGCTAGGTGAGGTTGTAGGAAGGCGTCAGGAAGCTGCGCGTAGCGGTGTCGACACTTCCAGGATCACCAGGCTGGCCGCTCATAGGCATCCAGCGCTAGCCAGGGTAGGACGGGCAGCAGTGCGAGCTCGCAAGCCACTGCTCGGTGTCGGTGCTGTGGGGGCAACATTGGGCCTGGCAGCAGGGCAGAGCGCCGGCTCCACCATCGGGTCTTCACTTACCTACGGCCATGCACTGAAGCTCGAGGACAAGCAGCGTGGCAAGCGGGTGGCCAAGAGCAAGGACACCAGGCATGGCACTCGTATCTCCAAGCTGGCAACAGCCCCAGGGATGAGTGAGCGTGAGCGTCATAAAGCGGCCAGAGCCAAGGAACAGTCAGCGGTGCTCAGCCAGGTTGGGGGCGGTCTTGGTCTGGCTGCTACTGGCTCTCTGCTTGGCAGCAAGGTGGTACACAATGCCAAGTTGGCTAGGCATCTGAAGGCAGCCCCAGTGCCGATTATGGCTCTTGGTGGCAGTGTCGGTGCCGTCAATGCGTTCAAGTACGCAGCCATCCAGCATGCCGAGGCCAAGAAGCTAAGGGCGCCGCAACCAGTTGTAGCGTCCAAGGCTTTCCCTTTGCCTCGTGTCAAAAGCATGAAGGGCGCCTACCTGCGTCAGACTAGGACCGCTGCAGGGATCAAGACAGCTACCGTTCGCGGAGGACTGACATGATGTATGGCCGACTGGGCATGACCGGGTCTGCACTTGGCCGCGGTGACAGTTCTGTGATGAAGATGGACACCACCATGAGTGAGCAGGATGCACACAAGCTGGTGACTCGTCATGGCACCCAGGGCCGGCTACCCAAGGAGCTCGGCCGTGACGACCGGATGAAGGCCTACGAGGCCAGGTACGTGGCCTCTGGTGGCAAGAAAAGCGAGAAGTGGGGCCACCGTGCCAACCTAGCTGACATCGGTCGCACTGCTGGGCTGGCAGGTGCCACGGCGTCTGCTGCCGCAATCCTGGCCGGCCGCGGCAAGCGCGTAGGCAGGCTGGCCGCCAAGGTCCCAGGCATACGTCACATCAAGCCGCATCACCTGGAGACGGCTGCTCTGTCCTCTGCCACTGGTGGTGGGATTTCTGAGCTCTACGGTGGGTATGCTCGCAAGAAGCGTGCGTCCTACCAAAGCTCCCCAGGAGGGGTTGCGGCCAGTGCACTGACCAGAATGCGTGGTTATACCCCATGACTCTTGTACCTGTGAGCGGCCTGCTAGCCACTGTTGTTGACCTTGCCGAGCAGGATCCAGACGCTGCAGACGAGCTGGTTCGTCTTGGGCTGTACGAGTCCATGTCTGACCAGATCGAGGTGGCCAGGCCAGCTATCGAGGCCGAGGCTGTCGAGATCATCTCCAAGCAGGCAGCTCGGGCTCGCTCCGCTCTGCTGCGTGAGTACGTCGGCAAGGCCCTGGATGGCAAGCAGCCGGCTGACGCCACCGTGACTGCACAGGGCCTGGCCATCATCGACACGTATGTGGCCAAGGGCATCGGGCGGTCAATGCTGGACTTCGTCAACAACAAGCGTGACAAGCGTGGTCGGTTCGCTCCGGTTGACTCCCTCGGTCATGGGCTGAACAGAACACCGAAGAGTGAGCTTCAGCCAGACGACAAGTCACGTCGGGAGACTGCGACCAACCAGGCATCTGAACGGGTCAAGCAAGGGATTGATAGTGGTGCATTGAAGCCTGATGATCTGGTGCAAGTGCACTTCTCGACCAACCCTGACAAGCACACGAAGACCAAGAGCCTGAAACGAGAGTTCAAGGCCAGCGAGGTCGACGACAAGATCGAGGAGTACCGAGCCGCCGATGAGGCCGGTCCAGACCCGAAGTACCCCACCGGCATTGCCATGCCTAACAAGCTCCCTGCTGGTGTCCCCATGACTGGCAACAACCGGGCAGCCTATGACGCCATGGCTGGGTTCACCGGGCCTGAGGCAGCAGGTCGGATCGCTGGCCATATCCCGGCCAGAGGCAGTATTGCCTCAGCCAATGTTGCCGAGAACTGGAACAACGCCAGCGATGGCAGTGACCGGCGTTCTTACCGGCGCATCGGGATGATGGGCACCGCGCTGACCAATGCCTCAGGGGACAACTCAACTAGTGCCATGGTCGGTGGTCTGGCTCAGCTGATCGGTGAGCTCGGGCCTGAGGCAGAAGACGTGCTCTCCCCTGGGTTCACCAGGATTGCCTATCGCTACCGTGGTACCGAGAAACGCCCTGACTCTGAGATGCTCTCCCAGATGGCTCAGGCGGACAGGACACTGTCAGTGCTGGACCCTGACCTGCCGGCGAAGGCTTCTGCCAAGCGTGTCGGGGATGCCAGAGTTGCCTCTGAGGACAAGCGTGAGGAACTGCTGGACACGTACAAGCATGACAAGAGCCAGGGGAACAAGGTCGCTGGTGTGATGGGGTACTACTCCCAGGACCGAGTCTTCAACAGCCTGACCCCAGACCAGCGTTCCATGCGGATTCGCGGAGACATGCTCTCTGCTGACCTGATGGACCGGGTACCTGACGCCAAGCTGGCTGACCTGTCGATCAGCTCTGGTCAGACGCCACCGTCTGTCGGGGTCATGCTCGATGCTGAAGGCAAGGTCGTTTCCGAGGCGATGGGTTTCAACGGTGACCACTACCTGCCGTTCGACCTGAAGAACCTCAAGGCTCTGCACGGTGGCCAGTACGTTCGTACCCGCACCATGGGTGGTCCCACGACCGAGGACATCTACACCGGTCTGATGACAGGGGCTCGACAGCTGCAGGTGGTGTCCAACTCCGGGGTCTACACGGTGGAGTTCGACCCTGACCTTCGAGGCGGCCGCCGGTACAGCGACAAGGCCAAGAAGATGGTCGAGCGCTACGGCAGGATCCTGGACGCGATCGGGTCAAACGAGCTTTACCGCCAGGATCTTCCTGCAGCCAGGAAGCAGGAGATCTGGGAACAGGCAATGGACTCTACTGGCTGGGACCCTACCAAGGGTGGCGAGGCGTACCGGGACATGATCAAGGAAGCCCGTCTGCGTGAGGGCGGTGGTCAGTCACTGACCGGCAGCAGCAAGGTGGCTGTCGAGACAGAGGCCAAGGTTGACGCTCAGATGAAGGCCGAAGACCAGCAGTCTGGTAATGCCCTGCGAGGCGCCGGCCGAGCCCAGCGCAAGGCTGAGTTGATGCGTGAGCAGATGGCTATCGCTCGAGAGACGGCCGTCGACCAGTACCAGCTCAACGGTCCTGGTTACCACGATGCCTTGAAGGCGCTCAAGACTGAGTTCCCGTACTACATCCGCAGTGTGAAGTACGAGGAGATCCCCCAGTTCAACGAGCGCCGCAAGCTCGGGCCGATGACCAGGCGCAACCGGGCCTACAGCAACGACCGTGGCTACACCCCACCCGGGTCCAACCGTGCCAGTGCCGAGGAGAACGCGTATCGGGGCAAGGAGGCCAAGGCAGGTATCGGTGGTCGTGGCAAATGGAAGCCAAAGGGCGCAGCAGCCGAGGCCACTAACGAAGCTGATCAAGAAGTGGACGAGACAACTGGTAGTGCTAGTGCGACACACGCACGTCCTGCACTTGGCGGCCGGGTTGCTGCCACACATCAGTTCGGCGGCGTGCGAATGTCTCTGGACAAGGACACCAAGCCGTTGACCGAGATCCTTGGCCCGGGTAAGGCTGCTTCTCGTCAGTTGATGATCCCGTTGACCAAGCTGCTGACGACGGTGAAGACCAACTCAAACATGTACGGTCCGAACGGAAGGATCCAGGAACCTGTTGGTGGCGAGACAGTAACCGTGGACAAGGGACCGATGTATGTCATGAATGCCTGGTCCAAAATGGTTGGTACTGATCGCCCGCAGCAGTTTGCCAACTGGGTTATCGGCAAGGCCACTGACCAGGAGCGTGATGCAGTCATCGAGACGCTGAACAGCATCCCAGAAATGGTGTCAAGCATCTCTGACGTGAACGCTCGTGAGCAGGTTTATGCCAACTACGGCGGTGTCGACGGTGTGAAGGAGTCGGTCAAGGAAGCGGTAGCGCTGACATCACTGGCCAGTCCGTTTGGGCCGGCTGCTGGTGACGAGGCGAAGATGGCCATGGCACTGCCTGCCTCCGGTGATCCAAAGCCTCAGCCATTCCCTGCTGTGCTCCAACTTGGTGACAAGCTGAGCAACTACACGGACTGGGAGTCCAAGGCAGTCAATAGCAAGATTTTGCCTCAGGTTCAGGGGATGAAGGGCAAGTCCGACGCCGAGATCGGTCAGTGGCTCACCAGTGCGATCGAGGCGCATAAGCAGCTCGAGGAAACTGGCCGGCCTGGTACCAGTCAGGAACAGCGTGAGCGTGTCCAGGCGATTAGCAACGTGCAGCAAGCATGGGCATTCGTCCGAGCCAAGTCACTGGTTGAGTCACTGGGTGGCCTCCCAAAAGCGCAGGCCCCTCAGCAGGGGGCAGCCAACCCGTGGTCCCCGCCGGCAGCAGGGGTAGCGGGGTTCAAGTCAGCGTCCCTGGACCAGCCAGCGTGGACAGTGGGGGATCTGGCGGCAACGTACAGCCGGTCGGAAGTGCTCGCCTACCTGGCACAGGGGTAGAGCGCAAGGTCTTCGCTGAGGACCGACTGGCACCATTGGCCATGGCATTGCGTGACCTGCTCGGTGAGCTGCGTTCATCGGCACCACAAGCGATCACCGAGCCTCAGATGAACGGGCTCAACAAGGACATGAAAGAGGCAATCTTCAATGTTGAAGCAACCGGTGACATGGCTCCACTGCATGCTGTACTGGCCAGAGTGGAGACCGGCGCCAAGGCTGCCGGTGATGCGGGTAAGCCTGTTCTCAACGGTGTTCAGTGGATGCGCGACGACCTAGCAGGGCACCGCCCGGTGAAGAACACTGGTGAGGGTGCACCTGTCGCCCCGCAGGCACCTGCGGGTCCTCCTGCCAAGTACAGGGCACCGCAGGCCCCATTTATCTCACCGCGGGCCATACGAGAAAAGAACCGGCCTCCGCGGCGCGACATCTCTGACACTGAGCTCTACCGGCTGGCCAGCGAGCAGAGAGCACGCAAGGTCAACAGACCACGACGGATGCTCAGTCCTGCCAAGCTGGCCGGCGGTCATGGTATCCAGCTGCACTACGACGACTTCGGATCTGACGATGGTCAGTACCCTGACGTGCAGCGTGATGACATGACTGGCCAGAGTGCTGCTGAGGCTGAGCTGCCAACGGTGACCAGGAGAACACTGGTTCGTACCGGGACCAGAGCCAACGTTGGTCCATTTGGTCGCAAGGCACCTCTGCGTCGCCGCAGGAAGACCGACGCATGACCACCAGATGGTGGGCGCCGACTCGAGCAACGGTGGATCCTGACCAGGTGGTGCTGGCTCTGCTGCAACCAAGTGGTCACGCCAGCGGTGACCTTGGTGCTACCCTGCTGGCAGTCCACCGGGCCGGGGCGGCAGCAGCCGAGACTGTGTCCAAGTCAGCGGTACCCAGTGAGGTGTCCCTGGTGACGACACTTGCAGATAACAGGTCCAGACTTGCAGATCTTGTGGTCGACTCGGCTTCTGCCTCAATGGACGCCACCTACGCCGGGCTGTTCGTGCGTGACTTCTTCGATCAGGCTGAAGAGTCGGTCCTGGCCTCGTACCGGACCATGGTTGCCAAGGGGGTTAGCCCACCACTGGCAGTCAACCGTGCAGCGGCCGTGTACGGTGTCGCCTCCAGCGGGCTTGGCAAGTACTTGGCAATGGCCTCTGATCCCAAGGCCAACCCGATCGCGCTCACTGATGCTGCCGATCGTGCTCTGCTGGAGTATGTCTCCAAGATGGTCGGTATCGAGGCAGAGGACACCAAGGAGCCAGTGTCCAAGGCCGAGCCATTGCTGACAGCTCAGGACCAGTGGGACGCGCAAGAGCACCCACGAGATGCAGTAGGCCGGTTCGCTGACCTGACCGGTGAGCGCGAGGGGTACCAGGAGCAGGTCACTGAGGTAGACCCAACAGAGTTGGCGATGTTTCGCTCCATGATGGGTCTTGGCGGCCAGGCTGCACCTGATGTTGGCTCTACCCCAGCAGCACGTAGAGCAGCGCGTGTAGCCCGGGTACGCCGTGCAAATGCACTGGTAAAGCCACAGGCTTCTCTGGTGGCTACGAAGCAGGAGTCAGCACAACTAGTTAGTCCCAAGCTGACTTCTGCCCGCTTGAGTAGCGCTGCACTGCGTAGTGCCACCTTGAAGGCAAGCGCCATCGTTGACCTGGTACAGCCACCAGTGCCAGAGGCAGCAGGCCATGATGACTCGGCCATGGCTATGTACAGCGATGAGTCCAGGGAAGGGTTCAAGGAGCTGACTCGTAACATCGAGGTCTATCTGCCGTTTGCAGATGGTCAAGACCTGCGTGGCCAGATGCCTGGAACATCCAAGCAGAAGGTTCTGCGTCTAGGTCATCTGCTTGACGCTGCGTACAACCACTACAACATCAATGACCCTACGGATCCTGATGCTAATCCTGAGGCCAAGGACGCATTCGGCATGGTTGCCAGCACCGAGAAGCTCACTGAGTACGGGGATGACAACGGCGGAAAGTATGGACCTGCAGCCTCAGAGATCACAGAAGATGAGTATGTTAAAGCTGAACATGAAGGGATGAGTAGGGACAAGTACGTGAAGGAGCTGATCAAGAAAGAAGGAATGGTCGGTGGGGAGCGCAATCCCAAAGAGGAACCACACGTCCACTTCGCGATAGATCACTCTGACCGCCGTAGCCACGTGCTGGTGCACGTTCAGGACGATCCAATCAGTACTGCTCTCAAGCCGAACAACAAGGTCAGGCCAAAGCCGACAGTGGTGCAGTTCACGCTTCCCAAGGTGGTCGCTCGAGTAGATGACGAGCCTGGCCGACACTTCGAGCAACTGACGTTAGATAAGAACCAGGCCTACCTCAGCGCTGATCTGATTCGTATGTATGACATGGATGAAGAAGTCTTCGTCAATGAATACTTGCTCACCCCGATCAGTGACGAGGAAGCTGCAGCAATCCAGAAGAAGAGTGGGTTGAGCAAAGCCCTGGACACCATGGAACGAACCAGCTTCGACCAGATGCATCCACGCTCAGAGGATGGCGAGTTCCGCAGTATCGCAACCAGAGCTCGTCTGGTGCCTACTGCTCCATCTGACATTGGCCGGCGCTGGTCAACACTGGAGCGTTCTGATGAGTCGTTGAAGGCGCCACTGACAGAGGATCGTGCCAAGCGCCGGGCCAGTCGTGTCAGCAGGGTAAACAGAGTTCAGCAGATGGCTACTCAGTCTCAAGCGCCAATAGCTTTTGATACTAAAGTCAACCTGACCTCTGCACCGCTAGGCAGCGCCAGGTTGAGCAGTCCAAGGTTGACATCGGCTCAGCTGCAGGCTTCCAAGCTCAGCGAGATTCTGAGGGACCCGATTGACGACACCAAGATGGTGCTTGATGACAACCATGTCTATCGGGTGATGAACCACGACGAGTTCACCAAGCTGGTCAAGAAGCACACAGTCAGTGGTGGCATCGCTGGTATTGGCAGCAGCTCGTTGAAGACAACGTTCCTTCACCCTGAAGGCAAGAGCCAGATTCTGTCTCTTAGCGAGTACGGTCCTGACGAAGTCATGCGGCACATGAACAACACCACCGAGGAACTGGCTGGTGGCAAAGCCGGCCAGTATATGAAGCAGCTGTTTAAGCACACGGTACGCAGTGATACCTCAGAGCATGAGTACGAAGACCTCGAGGCGCTTCGCCAGAAGATCGACGCTGAGCTGAGCAAGCGGCCGAATATGGCTTATGCGACTGCCGATCCTGAGCCGCCAGAGATGGACTACGGCAGCTCTGGTGTTGGCCAGGATTTGATGGATGACGTGAACCCGATGGATGCACCACAGGCTGCTGGTGAGTCAGTGACATGGGTTGTGCACGGCAGTACCAGACCAGTTGCTCCGTTGTACCTCATCGAGATGGACCCTTGGAACGGGTGGCCAGATCCTGACGCTGACCTGACGTTCCTGGGCGATTACAAGGGCCGGGACATCACCTACAAACGACCTGATGATCCGCGTAGCCCTGTTCGAGCAGATGAGCTTAGCTCGTCTGTTGTGAGCAATGCCATGATCAAGGTCTACAAGGCTGAGTTCAGCCGATATGTGTTCAACCCTGTCAACGAAGATGAGCTGCCGAGGAGCTGATGAGCGTGCCTAACGCTAGCTTGGTACCGACCAGTGGCAGGATGACCCACATGGCAGCCCGATCGGACATCGTTCGTGCCGGGGCAACCCCGGAGTTCGTCACCTTGTGCAAGACGCTCTACGGTGACCTGATTGACCCTGACGAGATCTGGCACGAGGTGTTCAAGTCCAGCCCTGACCAGGCTGACGTGCATGCCAACACCGGGATGTCGACCAAGCAGAAGATTGTCCGCGGGGCGTCTCTGATCGGTACTGCTGCTGGTGCCATCGTGGCCGGCAAGGAACTGGTCAAGGCCCCCGGTGTAGCCCGCAGGATTCTGCCAGGGCTAGCCCTTGGTGCTGATGGTCTGGCTGGTGGCATCCAGTACAACGACGCTCGCAAGCAGGCAGCACTGGTGCCAACAGGTAGCCAAGTCGGCAAGAGCGGGTCCACGCCTGCTGGTGACACCATCCCGCCACTGAAGGATGTGGTCACCGGGGCTCTGAAGCAGACCAAGAAGATCGTCGGGCAGCTGCAGCCCACTGGTGCCGGTGCCACTGTGCCGGCGGCACCGATGGCTTTGGCCGGGCCCAAGAAGCTAGCACCGACACCGCTTGGCAACCAGAGCTCGGAGTTCTCTGGCGGCAAGAGCGCCGATGACATCGAGTGGTCTGGGACGTTCTCCAAGTTCGACGACGACAAGCACCTGGCCTTCGGCTGGGCCTCGGTGTCCAAGGTCAACGGTCAGCCGGTGGTCGACGCACAGGGTGACTACATCGACCCGAACGACCTGGAGGATGCGGCATACGAGTACATGCTCAGTTCTCGGATCGGCGGGGCCATGCACCAAAGGGATGCCTGGGACCGGCCGGTGAAGGTAGCCGACATCGTGGAGTCGATGGTCTTTACCGACGACAAGGTCTCCAAGATGGGTCTGCCCGATGACTTCAACCGGGGCTGGTGGATCGGAATGAAGATCCACGACGAGAACGAATGGACCTCGGTGCGCAAGGGCCAGGACGGTACCGGCTTCGGTCGTTGCGGCTTCTCCATCCACGGCAATGGCGTCCGCAAGGACCAGGACATTGATGAGCTGATGGGATACGCGTATGCCTGAGATGCGTAACAGGGTGTTCGCCAAGTCCCTGTACAGCCGTGACCGACACACGTCCGGCACACGTCTGCTGCGAACTGGGGCCGGGCTGGCGCTCGGTGCCTGGGGCATCAGCCACTCGCCTATGGTTGGGAACGCACTGGCGCGTGGGGTGCGGGCTGCATCAGAGCACCAGAGCCAGGCAGCCATCGACGCAATGCAGGTTGCTCGTTCTGCCTACGGTGCCATGGCCCGGGGGACCGCTCGAGGAGAACGTCAGGTACGTCAGATCCAGGCAGTGAACCGGTCAGTCGACAAGGTTCCTGTCGCTATTCGTCCGGCTGTGGCCACCAGTGCTGGCATGCTTCTTCTTGGCGGTGCTTTTCCGGTCCGGCGGACGAGCTACCACCCCGTCAACATCCGCATTCGTACAGGGGTGAACCGATGAGTGGACTCGTCAACGGCGGTCACGGCCGGCGCATCACCGAGGAACCGATCGTCTTCTCCAAGTCCCAGGTGCCAGCTGACACCAAGCCGAAGTGGACCCACAAGGACACGGCAGCAGTAGCAGGTCTCGGCGCAGTTATGGTCGGATCAGCAGCTGGTGGTGCCATGGTCGGACGAAAGGTGGTCAACGCCGCCAGTCGAGCTCGCTTGGTGAAACTTCACAACAAGTCTGTTGTCCACAAAGCCCAGCGCTACTACGACCCCGAGCACCGTCGCCAGCGTCGGTTCGGGATGACTGAGACAGCACTGGCCATTGGCGGTGGTGCTCTGGCTGCTCATGGCATAGCCGGCAAGGTAGGCATGCGTGCTACGACCAAGATTGCCAGGCAATCTGTGGAAGAGTCGACCAAAGCCAAGCATGGCCTCGATGTCAGTTCCAAGCTGCTGGCCACCAGTCGTCGCAGTGCTGCCGAGACAGCCGGCGGTGCAGGCTTGGTAGCCGGTGCCAGTGGCTTGCACTACCACGGCAACCACTCACGCGGGAAGTCCTGGAGGTAACCATGGCCAAGCCAAAACGCAAGTACCGCGGCGGTGGTGCCAACTCTGCTCAGTGGGCTAGCAATGAGGTAGCCAAGCCGCGCCGGCCGATTGCACAAGCGCACAAGACACCAGTTGCAGCACCAGTACACACGGCGCCAATAGCACAACCGGCGTACCACGGACTGCCGGATGACGATGCGTCGGTAGCTGCCAGGTTCAGAGCCAATCCAGCTTTGGAAAGAGCACATCACGCATCGCCGGTCAAGCACACCAGTTTCTCTGGCACTCGTGCTGGCAAGATCACTAATGGTGTCGCTCTTGGCGGAGCTTTGGCTGGAACTGGGTATCTCATTCACCGGCATCGCAAAGCTGCTCGTGCAACCATGGCAATCGAGGCAAGGAAGAAGGCGGAAATGTCGAAGTCTCTGATCAACCCGTTCGAGGAAGTGGTGGTCTTCGGCAAGGCCTATCCGGTCGCATTGCCGGTGGCACATTCCACCAAGATCCGGGCACTTGTTCCCACAGGTGCTCACGTGGGCCATGGCAACAAGCTTGTCGTTGTCCATGGCGGTGGCCCGAAGATCACCCGTCAGCAGTTGCAGACCTATCACGGCCACGGCCGAGGTCTTAGTGAAGGGCCGTTCGGGAAGTCCCTGTTCCCTTTTGACGGAGCCCAGTCCTCCCCATCAGCAGGCAGTGGGGGCGGTCTGGGCGACTCAACGAACAGTGCTACTTCGCCGGGAAAGCCCGGGGAGCCGAAGAAACCATTGAAGCCAACGGCTGTCAAAGGCCCGACTTCACCAAGACGAAGCATCCCCAATTCCAACATTCCGGATGCGTCCAGCAAGGGTTCCCGTATCGCCTAACGGCGTGTCGGTGACTAGATTGACAGACGAGCACTCAAAATGAGGTCAACATGGGACAGAAGATCAAGCGCCTCTCAGGCCTCGAGATTGACGAGGTTTCCCTTGTCAACCGCCCAGCGAACCAGCACGGTATCGTTGCGATCGCAAAAAGTCAGGAGAACGTGATGGGCATCCAGGACGCAGAAGGCAACGAGGTCGAGCTTGACGAGCTGGAGATCGGTGACTACGTCTACGACGACAACGGCACCGAGTACCAGTGGGTCGACACTGGCGGCGACGATGGCCAGAACGACGACGGCCAGGGCTACGACGATGGCCAGGGTGTCGACGACGGCTACGATGACGGGTATGGCGAAGTCGGCAAGGCTGGCTCCGCACTGGCAACGACTCGTTTCGGTAGCAGGACGGCTGCTCGGGTCAGTGGGGTCGCCAGAGCAGCCGGTCAGCGCAACGCAGCTCGTGGCCGTGAGGCTGGAGAGCGTCTTGGGCGCCGTGGCCGGAGTGCTGGCACCAGGGCTGGTATGACTGCACGTTCTGCTGGCACCAGTGCTCGCAGCGTTGGTGATTCTGCCAAGTTGCATGGCATGTATGCGGCTGACGCAGGTCGTGGCGCAGCAGGCAACGCTTACGGCGCAGCGCGTTCCAGTGCCGCTGGCCAGCATGTGATGCAGCACCAGGGCGCCTACCGTGCCGGTGCTGGCGGCGCAGCTGCTGTCGGTGGCTTCGGTGCAGGCCGCGGTCGACGTGGTTCGGTCAGTCACTCGATGGGTGACGAGGTGCTGGAGTCACTGTCCAAGTCCTTCAACGACGATGACCGCAACGAGGTCATCGCCAAGGCCATGGACTACGTGCAGTCTGTGTCCGAGCGCAACGAGCAGCTGGAACAGGTTGTGTCCGACATCGTGCAAGACCGTGATGTCGAGGGGTACTTCGAGCTCGCCAAGAGCTACGACCTTCCAGTGGATCCAGAGCAGATCGCCGGCATCATGTATCGGGCATCCCAGACGATGCCTGACGAAGATGTGGCGACCATGGACCGGCTTTTCTCCTCGATGGGAGAGGTCAACAAGGCCTACTACGACGAGATCGGCTACAGCGGTGACGGCTTCCAAGGCGACGCCCTGTCCCAGATCTACGCTGCAGCCGGCGGGGTCGTGGCCAAGTCCGACTCCGGTCTTACCCAGGAGCAGGCTGTGACGGCACTGTTCGACGCCAATCCCGCTGCGTACGACGAGTACGAAGCCGAACAGCGCAACTACCGCTGAGGAGACATGCAATGGCCTACGAAGAGACTCTGAAGTCGATCAGCCTGGACGTTGACTCGTCCCTCGGCTTCTACACCGGCGTGCCTGGCCTGCCGGGGTCTACGGACCCGAACTACGGCAAGCAGTACTGCTTCGTCAAGATCGTCGATGACCACAAGGTCGGGCTGGCGGTTGCCGCCACTGACCTGGTCATCGGAGTACTGCAGAACAAGCCCCAGGTCCCGGGTCAGGCAGGCACCATCGGCTTCTTCGGTGTCTCCAACATCATGGTCGCTGGTGCTGTCACCGCTGGTGATCTGCTTGCCCCAGATGGCGAGGGACACGCCGTCACCGACGCTGTCCACGGCAAGTGGGTAGCCCTGCTCGACGCAACCACTGCCGGTGAACTCGTGCCGGCACTTCGGGTCTGAAAGCCTGAGAAAGGATAATCAGCCATGCCAAATCCCACTCAGGCGGATATGCATGTCAACGTGCCGCTCACCAACGTGAGTATCGCGTACATGCAGTCAGCCGATTCCTACATCGCGGACAAGGTCTTCCCGAAGGTCAAGGTCACCAAGCAGTCCGACCTGTTCTGGAAGTACTCCAAGAGCGACTGGCGTCGTACCGATGTCCAGCGGCGAGCGCCTTCCACCGAGACCCCTGGTGTCGGCTGGACGCAGACCACGGACCAGTACTTCTGCCACGTCTACGGCGTCCACAAGGACATCGACGACCAGATCAGGGCCAACGCGGACTCCAACTTCAACCTGGACCGTGACGCCACCGAGTTCGTGACCAACCAGCACCTGCTCAAGCGGGACCTGGACTGGACCGGCGCATACTTCCACTCCGGGATCTGGGCAACAGACCTCGAGGGTGTGGCGGCCGCACCGACCGGCACCGAGTTCCTGCAGTGGGACCAGGCGTCATCGGACCCGATCGGTGACGTGGCCCAGTGGCAGATCGACTTCCGCCAGCTCACTGGCTTCGCCCCGAACATCTGTGTGATGGGTGCCTACGTGATGAAGGCGCTCAAGCAGCACCCGGACCTGATCGACCGGATCAAGTACACCCAGAAGGGCATCGTGACCGAAGACCTGATCGCGACTCTCTTCGACGTGGACGAGCTGTTCGTCACCTACGCCACGCAGGCAATTGGCCCGCAGATCCCAGACATGAAGGCCCAGGATGCGATAGCTCAGTTCGAGTTCATCGGTGACCCCAAGGCGGTCCTGTTCGCCTACGCCCCGAGCTCCCCGTCGTTGCTCACCCCGTCGGCCGGGTACACGTTCACCTGGACCGGCTATCTCGGTGGCAACTCCGAGGGCGTGAAGGTCAAGAAGTTCCGGATGGAGCACATCGTTTCCGACCGGATCGAGGCCGAGCAGACCTACGACATGCACGTCGTGGCAAAGGACATGGGGCTGTTCGCCACTGCGGCGGTGGCCTGATGCCTAAGCTCCGGATCCCGACTTCGTTCACAGCGGGACGGCGCATCACCTTCGGCGAAGCACTTGCCGTGGTTGCTACGCCGGTGCTGACCAAGGGCGCCACTGTTGGTGCTGGTGGTGCCTTCGGAGCCGGGTCTGTGTTCTGGGTGCTGACGGCAGTTGATGCCGATGGCGGGGAGTCGGTGGCCAGTAACGAGGTCACCGCGGTGCTGGTAGCAGACGGCAGCCAGGTCCTGGACTGGGTTGCCGTGCCGGGTGCCAGCTACAAGCTCTACCGGGGCACCGTTGAGGGCTCATGGACCAAGCGTGTTGCTGTCATCGCCGAAGGGGTGACGACCTACACCGACCTTGGCAACCCTGGTACCTCTGCCAACCCGCCGACTGTGGCCACCACCTCTGGTGAGTCGATCTGGTACAACCTGGGGGATGTCATCCCCAACGCCACGGTCAAGGCCATCAAGCATGTGTCGGCACTGCTGTCCAGGCGGTGGATCATCCCGAACTGGGACTTCCACTACCGCAAGACACTGTCGACCACGCCGACCCCGACCGACGTGTCGCCGCCTTCTGTGCGTAAGGCCATCTGATGCCACGGGGTGTCTACGACCGTCCTGTTACCAAGCCCAGGGGACCTGCTCGTCGAGGCAAGAGAGTGGCCATGCCGCCAAGCCAGCCGCCGCCGGAACCGGTGACCAATGTCTACGTCTGCGGGCCCAAGCCACTGCGCTTCGGTGAGCTCACACTGACCCAGGGTGTCGAGGTCCCTGAGGCTGCGAACTGGCCCCGGGTCGAGTCATGGGTGAGCAACCACCGGATCAAGGCCCTGGCTGCTGGTGAGAAGTGCGTCTCCTTCTTGGAGTTCACCGGCTCCAGCTACGCTGAGTGGAAGCAGTCTCAGCAAGATGATCGTGAGCGCGAACGCCAACGTCTGCAGGATGAAGCACAGCCAGCAGAGGAGTGAGTCCCATGAGTACACCGACGTGGACCTACTCTGGTGACCCGACCACTACCCCTCTTGACGAGCTGCGCTTCATCCTGCAGGACACCGACCCGAGCTTCCAGCTGCTGCAGGACGCCGAGCTGAACTACCTGACTACTGTGTGGATGGAGCGTTACGACTCGCTGACCTTCGTGGCCGCGGTCGGAGCCGAGATCATCTCCAGGAAGTTCGCCGGCATCGTCAATGTCTCTGCTGATGGCATCGAGGTCGACACCTCACAGCTGGCCGAGCGTTACCACACGGCCGCCATCCAGCTGCGGGACGAGTACAAGATGGCTCAGGACAGCGGCGAGATCGACATCTCCAACCAGATGGTCGGATACCTGCCTGACCCCTCGCTTCGTCCTCTGCGTTTCGGCATCGGCCTAGATGACAACCCAGAGGCTGGTAACCAGGACTTCGGTGGCTGGTCGTACAACCCGTTCACCATGGCTGACGTGCTGGCCGGGCTGTGGGGCTGACATGACCATCGCTTCTCTTAGTGGCCAGGTAGCGGCCCGTTCTATAGCACTGGCTCAGATGTATGCCCAGGCCATCACCACCGGGACGATGAACTCCACCGTCGAGATACGTCGCCCGGCTGCTGGTGGGTTCGACGACACCACCAGGGAGTACCAACCGCCCGTTGCCCCACTGATCTACCCAGAAGGGGACGCTATTGGTATTGCCGGGATCACCCCGGCTGAGGGGTCCACCGAGGTTGACCTGGGTGGCGAGCCGACGTACTACAGCTCGGTGATGATCAAGCTCCCGATGGAGACACCACGTATCCGCATTGATGACGTGGTGAAGGTCATCACCAGTCCTGACTCTGGCATCATGAGCAGGTTCTTCCGGGTCGTCGATGTCCCTGCTGGCGGCCGGATCGTCACTGGTGTCAACCTGCGTGCCGTTGGCATCTCTCCTAGCAAGCAGTGGTCGTAATGGATGTGACTGCAGCAGTCACAGCGCTGACGGCCAGGGCCATATCCATCCGGCTGGCTGGTGAGTCAATAGACAGCACCCCGCTGATGGCCCTGGCTTCCAGTGCAGTCAGTGCTCTTGGTCACGTCGACATGATGCGACCGGGAGCCACCAGGATGAAGGCTGTCAAGACGGCCACAGGTGCTCGTATCACCGTGCACAGCAGATATGCTGCCTCCTACTCTCAGGCTCTGTCCCAGAACATGGAGCAGGGTCTGGGAACCACTCTTGAGCAGGTCCAGCAGTCGATCGTTACGGCGGTGAAGTCATGAGCGACCTGGCGTCCTACCCGCTTGCCAGGGGCCAGCTCACGTCTGCCCTGGTGGCATACCTGGTCCCGGCGCTTGCCGCCAACACCATCTCTGTGGGACGCGGCATGGCCCCGCCTGATGTTGGCTGGGCAGGCGGTCAGCCTGGGGTGTCAACCTTCATCGGGTACACCGTGGTCATGACCGGCAAGGCTGTGCTGCTGGAGAAGGAGTCTCTGGGGCGTCCCAGAATGAGCTGGCGTTGCGACTACAAGCTGAACAGCTGCGGTGGTAACGAGAGCCATGCAGATGACGTTGCCGACTTCGTACGTACAGCCATGACAGGGCTGCCGGAGTCGTTCACCTTGCGTGATGTCCTGTGGAGCAGGCAGAAGACTGACTTCGTCGAACTCGGTGCCACCGCGTACTCCACCGCCGTCGACCCGCCATTTTGGAATGTCATCGACGCCGTGTCGGTGTGGTTGTCCCGCAGCAGAGAGTCATGATCACCTACCATCATCACTAGCGGAGAGAACTAGGAAAGGCACACCATGTCCACATTGATTCCTAACGAGAACTGCTGGATCGGGTTCGCCACTGCCATGCCTGCGTCTGCTGAGCTGCTTCCCACCGAGGCTGAGGTCGCGGCAGCCACCGAGCTGACCGACTTCGTCATCAGCTTGAATGCCAGTGAGACCGGCAACGTGGTTCCGATTCCTTCGTTGAAGAGTCGCTTCGAGAAGTCCATCCCTGGCACGGTGACCGGTACGTTCACCGCATCGATGTACCGGGACTCTGTCTCTGCTGACGACACTGCCTGGACCAAGCTGCCGATGGACGCTACCGGCGTCTTCTACATCGCCAGGTTCAAGGCCGGTGTGCCGGCTGCCGCCGACATCATCGAGGTGTGGCCGATCCGAGTGTCGGCGCGTACCCCTGACCAGCTGACTTCCAACACGGCTCAGACGTTCGCTCTGACCTGCTCGCTGCCTGAGGTGCCCAACACGGCGGCCGCGGTCAGCGTCTGAGGTAGTCTGCCCTGATTAGCCATAACCAGCGGAAGGCAATCAGATGACGGCAGATCTCTCTACCCAGGACGACGTGGTGGCCCAAGTCGCGGCCAAAGGTGTCGAGGTGTCCGGGGAGGCAACGTTCTCCTCATTAGCCAAGAAGCCGAGACGGGTGCTGAACTTCACCGTGTTCACCTCCGACGATGCCGGCGAGCAGGTGGCCCAGTCGATGCGCTACAAGGCGCTGTCAGGGCGGGAGTACGACGACCTGCAGGCTGCCCATCCACCTACCTCGAAGGGGAAGGCTCTGGGCCAGCAGTACAACCTGGACACATTCGCCCCGGCCTTGATCTCTGCGGTGTCGGTCATCCCGAAGCTGACCTACGACGAGGCCAAGACGATCTACACCTCTGACACCTGGGCCGGTGGTGAGATCACGGCACTGTTCATCAACGCACTGCGGGTGTGCAACGCCGGCCTGGATGTCCCTTTCAACGAACGAGACTGAGGTACGACCCGACCTTCAATCTCGAGGCCACGTACTGCTACGACCATGGCATCCCCTACCAGGAGTACCTGGATCGCTGGAGTCAGGTCGATCGGGCCGTGATCACAGCTGTTGCCCTGGAGAAGTCTGCTCGCTGTTCCATGTGCGGGTCGTCCCAGCAAGAGTGGGACGATGATCCTTACGCCTACGAGGCGGTGCGAGTTACCTGCCCGGGGTGCATGCGTCGTGAGACGATGAACGACGACAGCACAGAGAATGTGGCAAAGGGTTCGTCGGTCAGGTTGCTACCCAAGGCAGCAGCAGAGCGGATGCGTGCTGAGACAGCACGTAAGGCGGCCGAGGGTACCTTGCGTCCTAGGCGCCGAAGGAGCAGCTCGTGAGCGCTGACGACATCGTCATCGATGTAGGGATGGACCCTTCGGGGTACCTCTCTGGCGCTCAGCAGATCCAGGCCGCCAGTGCGGCGATGAGTCAGTCCTTCGGTCAGGTCACCGGCACCTCAGGCACGGTGCGTCGTGCCCTGGACCTGGTGACACCTGGCCGAGTAGGCATCGCTGCCTGGGGTGCCATGGCAGCCGGCGCAGCCGGTGTGCAGCAGTCACTCGGCGGCCTGCGGGCTACCTCTGTGGTCACCGGTGTCGACCTTGGCAAGCTCACCGGCACGATGCACGACCTGTCCCAGAACTTCCCTGTTGGCACAGCCGGCGCCCAGGCGCTGGTCACCCAGTTCACCCAGCTTGGGGTGGCTGGCAAGGGCACCGAGTCTCAGATCGCGGCCCTGTCCAACACGATGATCAACCTTGGTGCTGCCACCACTACTGCTGTGCCAGACATCACCCAGGGGATGGCTGACATCTCCCGGGCCACCGGTAACAACTCCCTGGACAACACCAAGATCAGCGCCCTGGGTGACTCCCTGACCAAGGTGGCTGCCACCTCAGGGGCCAGTGCGGACTCGATCCTGGCCTTCGGCAAGAACATCGCCCCCATGGCCAACGTCGCCGGCATCGGCGGCGCTGCGGTGCTCGGCATCTCTGGTGCCTTCGCCAGGCTGGGTGATGACGGTATCGGTGCCAGCACCGCGGTCAACACGATGCTCAACGGGATGAACAAGTCGATCAGGGACGGCACCCCTGACATCGCGGTCTATGCATCGGCCATCGGTGACACCACCAAGCAGTTCACCGAGCTCTACAAGACCAACCCGGCCGAGGCTCTCACCCAGGTCACCGAGGCCATTGCCAAGAGTGCCTCAGGCCCGCGGTTGCTTGAGCAGCTGGGACTGGACAGCACCAGGACGATGAAGTCTCTGACGGCTCTGTCGGCTTCTGGTGGCCTGCGTCCTGCTATTGCTGCCAGCCTTGGTGCCTACGGGTCAGGGTTGTCTGCTCAGGCCGGTGCCAGTGCCATGGACGGACTGAACAGCTCGGCCTCTGAGCTGTCCTCGACCATGCAGAACCTTGGGGACGCTCTTGGTACCCCGTTGCTTGGCCCGCTGACTCTGTTCACCAAGGCTCTGACTGTGCCGGCCAAGGCCCTGGAGGGCTTCGCCAGCAACGCTGTTGTCCAGAAGGCAGCCACGGTGGCCCTGGACGTAGCTGGGATCGGTGCCATTGCTGTTGCCGGTGGGGCCCTGATGAAGGGTGTCCCCTCGCTGCTGAGCTACTACGGGCTCGGCCGGCAGGCTGTCACGTCCATGCCGGTGTCCGGCTACTCAGCCGGGTTGGCCCAGGGGCGCCAGGACCTGCCAGGGAGTCGTACCTCGATCAGGGGTGCGGCCGCGCTTCGAGCGATGGGGCCTGAGTATGTCACCGACGAGATGCCGTACGGCAACCTTGGTCTTGGCCCAACTGGAACGGTAGCCAAGCGTGCTGTCAACCTTGGCCGGATGCGTGGTGCTGCCCAGCTGGCCAGTCAGTCCAAGGCATGGGGTGCTTCCAGTGAGGGTCGGGCCTTTGCAGCCAGCCCGGAGGGCCAGGTCATCGCCGTCCAGGCCACCCCGGACATCTGGTCCAAGGGAACCAAGGCAACAGCAGCAGAGATCGACGAAGAGACTGGTCATACCCTCAAGGCTGCCCAGCCGGCAGTAGCACCAGTGATCACCACCCCTGCTCGAGCGGCTGTCACAGCTGGTGACTACCTGCCGACCCAACAGGAGCAGTACCTGCTCGCTCGCAATGCCCCAGTGGCGGCACCCATTGAGGCTGACACGCAAGCTGGTATGTCGGGGCTGCGTCGTGGCGGCCTGGCTATCAAGGGCGCAGCCTTCAACCTGCTCCAGTCCAGCTCGCTGACCACTGCGGCCCAGCTGGACAACGGGCGGCTTCCAGCAGACCAGCGGTCAACTCTGTGGGGTAACAGGCTGTCCACCGAGGCTCACAATGTGCCAAAGGGCGCACTTGGCCCTGAGATGGCATCGGATCGGGTAGGCCTGTCAGCTGGTACATCTAAGGCGGTCGACGCCTACCATCTTGCCTCTACAGAGCAGGGCGGCGGGGCTATAGCCGGCTTCCTGCCTGGTCTGAAGGCAATGGGTAACTCGTTTGCCAACGACCAGGTGGCTCTGAAGAACCACAGCTCGGAGCTGGACAACGGGACCAAGGCGGTCGGCAACTTCCGTGGCTCTCTGAGTGCCATCGGTACCCAGATCAGGGCTTCTGGGTCCATGATCAGCCAGATCGGCCAGGATGCCAAGGCTGGGGTTGGTACGGCAGGCAAGCTCGCCGGCTTCGGTGGTTCGATGCTCTCCAGCATGGGTCCGATGCTGGCCATTGCCGGGGTTGCCGCAGTCGGTAGCAAGTTGTGGAGTGACCACCAGGACTCTCTTGCTGCTACGGCGGCTACTCAGAACGCTTTCGGTGCCTCAGATGTCAACGCGACGATCAATGCCTACCGTGAGTCGATTGGCCAGGCACCGCAGAATGTGACAGCTGTGAACTCGGTAGCCGGGGCTGCACCAATGGTTGCCCAGCCAACAATTGCTTCGGTAACAGGTGCGGTAACGCCAACTGAGCTGGTCTCTGCCAAGACTGGTCACATCCAGACGCACTACTCAGGCAGCGATCAGTCAATCGTCCACCAGATCGTGCATACCACCCCTGGTGGTTACAACCCGGACACAGCAGAAGCGCTACGGATGGACCTGCTGCGCAATGGTGTCAAGCCTGCCGACGTGTCGATGATCATGGGCACAGTAAAAAACCAGGGCAAGATCACCATGCCACCGACAGAAGGACCGACACCGTGGTCGACCTCAAAAGGAAGTGCACTGCTACCGAGTTCTGCTGGTGCTGACCTGGTTGGTGAGGTCGGGTCAACCACTTCTCTGGTCACTGTCAAAGGTGGTGTCAAAGCACCACAGACTCAACCACTAACGGCTGCTCAACAGGCGACGATTGCCGGTACTGTGCATGGGCTTGGATCCCAGACTGGGGTAGAGACGCAACGCGCTGGGTCTGTGGCTGCTGCGCAGGGTGAGTACCGCAGTGCCACCCAGATGTACACGAGTGCCAAGGCTGCTGGTGCCAGCCCAGAGGTGCTGGCTGATTTGTCCCAGAAGCTGTTCTCAACGCTCAACCCATCAGATAAGAATGCCAACGACCAGACACCGATAACTGCAGACGAGGCCACGAAGTTCCTTGGCAAGGGTGGCTCCGGGATCGCTGGTCTGATCGAGGCCAGGACACCCCAGGGTGCCTTCTCTGCGGCGTTGCGTGGTCAGCAGGCTGCCGGGCTGTCTACTGCTGCTACTGGTGGTGTCAGTGGTGCCACGCTGCCTGGCAACACGGCCCTGATGCTCACCTCTGCCGGTGACAAGTTCGGGGCTGGTCTGTTCAACCAGAACAACACCACCAAGTTCGCTGAAGCACTGGCTGCCTCAGTGGTCACCCCAGGCAGTGGTCAGGACACCCAGTCTGTGGTCAACATGGCCATCGCCCAGTACGGCGGTACGCCGACAGTCAAGGGCGCTACGCCAGCGGCCAGCAACACCGCCAGCGTGGACTCGATGAACAAAACCATCCAGGCCATGAACGTCACTCTTGGCACACTCCCAGTCGGCAGCCCTGAGGCGGCCGCTCTGACCACAGCCCAGGGCGCACTGCAGGCTCAGGTGGCAGTCAAGACCCAGGACCAGACCCCAGCAGCTGCGTCTCAGTCGTCACTGCAGGCTTCGCTGGCTGCTGCTCAGACACCGATCGGGCCGACCACCAGCGCCCAGACTGTTGCTGCCCAGAAACAGGGGGTGACCGACACCGCAGCTACTGTTGCCGCGGACAAGCAGCGGATGGAAGCCAGGCTCGAGGTCCAGTACCAGTACGACACCCAGGTGGACCGGACCAATGCTGCCTTCCAGGTCTCCCAGAACATCCAGGAGGCGTCCTACCAGCGTCAGGTCGTCAACACCACGTACTCCTACAACCTGAGTGCGGCCCGGGCCCAGCAAGACTTCAACACCCAGCAGACCAACGCCCAGGCTGACTACGACCTGTCCCGGCACAACGAGGTCCGTGACTTCAACATCTCCATGGCCCGCAACGAGGCCGACTACCTGTTGACGCGCACCAACGCCATCCGTGACTTCAACATCAACGTGGCCAGGATGGTGCAGCAGAGTGCGGCCAACCTGTATGACCCGTACACCAGGATCCAGACCAAGGCCACCTGGGACATCCAGAACCTGATGTCCAACATGGCCCAGCAGTCACAGGCCCTGGTCAAGCAGAAGGCTCAGCTGGACGCTCTGCGCAAGGAAGGTGTCACCCAGCAGGTCATCGACGAGCTGAAGCTGGGGGATGTCTCCAACGCCCAGCAGGTCAACCAGATGGTCAGCGACCTGGCCGGCAGCCCATCGGCTGTCAAGGCACTGAATGCTCAGGGTGCGACCACCTATGCAGCTGCTGGTGCAATGACCACCGATGCCTCAAACGTGGCCTATGTGCAGTCGACCCAGGACTTCAACAAGCAGATGAAGGATGCTGCCATTGCCCAGGCCACTGCTACCAAGCGGGCTCAGCAGGACCTGGCCAAGGGTCTGAGTGACCAGCTGGTGGCGTTCAACATCTCGATCAGCCGTTCGACGGTGGCCTACGACCTGTCTGTCACCCGTGGGCAGGCTGACTTCTCCCACTCACTGTTCCTGATGGCCCAGGAGCAGGGCATTGCCCAGCAGAATGCTCGAGACGCTCTCGGTGTCTCTCTGGCCAACATGCACACGGACCTGGTGCATGGCGACACCGTCATCAACGGTGACCTGGCCGACGTGTCAAAGGCTTTCCAGGCCACCATGGCCGGCAAGTCCAAGGCCTACACGAGTCTGCTGGTAAATGACTCAACGGCCTTCTCCAAGAACCTGACCACGGTTGCCCTGGCTGCCCAGGCACTCCTGGGGCCACTGGGTATCGCTATCCCCGGGGTCAAGGTCGCTCCAGCATCTCTGGCTACTGGTTCCATGGCCAACAAGGTGAATGCCCAGAACGGCAGGGCTGAGGGTGGCACCATCGGCGGGTACTCGCCAACCCCCAAGGCCGACAACATCCCGATCTGGGCCACTGCTGGTGAGTACATGCACCCGGTGGACGCGGTGAACTACTACGGGGTCGACACCATGGAAGCGCTGCGGACCAAGAAGATCCCCAAGGAGGCACTGGCTGGTTACTTCGACGGTGGCTGGGTCGGCATGTGGGACTGGGCTCACCCGAGATTGCCTGGTGTCGAGATGACCAGCAACTACCGTCCCGGTGGTACCTCTTACCACGCTCAGGGATCGGCCATCGACCTGGCACCGCCGAGCATGCACGTCTTCGACACCATCCTGAACGCATTCGGCAACAGGATCGCCGAGCTTATCTACACACCGGCCGGGGACCTGGCAGTCAAGAACGGCAAGGAAGTCGGGATGGGCTTCTACGGTGCAGCCACTGCTGCACAGCACTACAACCACGTCCACTGGGCCATGTACCCAGAGCCTGCCGGCACGATGATCGAAGCCAACCCTGCCGGCACCAACCCGATCTCAGGCAGCACGTCTTCAGGTGGCACTGGACTAACTGTCCCATCTGGCGGGGTGCTCACTAAGGCCATGCTCTGGGACAAGATGGACCACAAGCGCAAGGGGCTCTACAAGATCCTGCTGGACACCGAGGAGAAGGCCTGGAACAAGGAGTGGCCTACTGGGATGCCGGTTGGTACCGGTACTGCCAACGCGTCCTTCTCCACCAATGTGACCGGAGCAACCAGTCACAACGCCGACGTGGCACTGGGCCAGAAGATGGCAGCCGCTCGAGGGTGGGTAGGCCCGCAGTTCAATGCCTTGAACGAGCTGTGGACCAAGGAGAGCGGCTGGCGCTGGAATGCCTCCAACGGCAACAGTGGCCCCGACTCCGGCTCGGCTTACGGTATCCCGCAGTCTCTGCCAGGCTCCAAGATGGCCTCCTCTGGTGCTGACTGGCGGACCAACCCAGCCACTCAGATCGACTGGGGCCTTGGCTACATCGCTGGCCGTTACGTCAACCCTATTGGTGCCTGGGCTCACGAGGTGGCCAACAACTGGTATGACAACGGTGGCAAGGTCCAGCCTGGGCAGACCCTGGTCAACAACGGCACCGGTACCACCGAGGCTCTGCTGACCAGTCAGCAGTGGGACATCGCCAAGGCCATGCTGACCAGGGAGCAGTCCCAGTCCATGTCGACGGCCGCCGGCACTCACATGACGGTCAACCACCACGAGCAGATCACCTATGACCATCGCAATGACTTCGGAGGCGCCAAGTTCACGGTGATGAGCAACAACCCTGACGACATGGCTGCCCAGCTCTCCAAGAAGGCCATCGCACAGCGACTGAACCAGACAAGAGGTGTGGCATGGACGACGCCAGCAACGAGCTAGAGGTCGCCGCCCAGATCCAGACGGTGGGTGGGTGGCTTAACCTGCAGGACCCTGCCAACGGTTACGAGATCGACGCCACCAGCTTTGCCAACCGTAGCGTCACCCACCGCAAGGTCGAGGCCAACAGCGGCTGGATGGAAGGCACCTTCACCACCAGGAGCGTGAGGGAGAACATCTCCGAGACGCTGGCCGTGCAGGTGTGGGGTGACACCGAGTCCGATTTCGACACGCGGCTAGGCGTGCTCACGGACGCATTAGAACAGTTGTCCTACCAGGTCATCGTCAGCTTCGGGGTCAGCCAGCAGATCTGGGACTGCACGGTGGCTGACTACGCGGTGTCGACGACCAAGGAGTTCAAGTTCGCCAAGTTCGGCATCGTCACGGCGACCGTGCCGCGGCTGCCCACACCGTATGTTCGTCCTATCGTCCCTGGCTCGCTGAGCTTCTGGGTTCTTGGCGACCCGGAGCTGTCGTTCCTGGGCGAAACAACGATTCTGCTGTAAGGAGCACACCATGTTTGTCGTGCCGCGTACGTGGCCACACAACCTGCTGGTTGACGAGATTGCGATGAACGCCGAGCTGCGTGACCAGCTGATCGAGGTGCAGGCCAGGATCCTTGCGCTCGAAGCGGCACAGACCGATGACTCGGCAGCCGTTGCAGCACTGCTGGCACCGTGGACGGCCTATACCCCGTCACTGACCGCAGCCATCACCAACCCCAGCGTCGGGGCTGGCAGCATCACTGGCAGCTACATCCAGTTCGGCAAGACCGTCATCGGTGTCGCCGACATCATCTTCGGTGCCGGCATGAGTGTGGGCAACGGGGCCTACAGCATCAGCCTGCCGAAGCCACCATCTGGCAACGTGTACACCGACATCGGTGAGGGCTGGGTCTACGACTTCTCCACCACCACCACCTGGCAGGTGATCCTGCGGGTGACCGGGGTCAACATGAACATGAGCCGTACCGCAGCAGGGACGGCTATCTATGTGTCCCAGGCACAACCGACCACCTGGGCTGCGAACGACCACATCCACACTCACTTCAGCTACCAGAGCACCTGATGGCAAACTTCAGCACCTACGCCAGGATCCAGATGCTGCGTGGCTGCTTCACCCCGGACTGGTTCACCGCCCCCAGTGACCTGCAGCTGGCCTTGACCACCCAGGTTCCCCTGGTCAACGCCTCGGTGGAGGAGCTCGTGGAGCCGACACAGGGCGGCTATGGCCGGTGTGACTACCAGATGGGGTCGGCCTGGTGGGCTGAGACTGGCTTCGGTGAGCTCTACAACCTGGCACCGGTCTACTTCCCCACCGTGCTGAGCAGCTGGGGGACAATGTTCGGGTGGGCCCTGGTAGATATCGTGGCCAACCAGTGCTGGGTTACCGGCGGCCTGCTCAAACCGTTTATCGCCGACGTAGGAATGACACCTGTTCTGGGGCCCGGGGTTCTTACCATTGGTCTCTACGACGACTAGGAGTACACCATGGCGGGCGCTTACCCGAATGTCCCTGACCACCGGATGGTGTGCGACCTTGACGGCACCGGCTTGTTCAAGATCAGCTCGGCCAACGCCATCACTGCCTTGCTGCCAGCTGACCAGCAGAGCCTGCAGGACGAGTCGGATGCCTCGTTCGTGGTCATGGATGGGGTGGCCCAGAAGTACGCGGTCTTGATCTTCCCGGAGAAGCGGGACCTGGCCGGTTACTTCGTGTCTGTGACCGTTCCGAACACAGGTGTGAGCGTCGGACTGGCCACTTCGGTGGACACCACCAACGGGGTTGACGGGACCTGGGTCAATTTGGTGGCACCAGCAGCCGTCGTGGCGGGCGTGGCGCCCTTTGGGAGGGTGACCGTCCCTTTCTATCGATCTGGGATTACAGCGGCTGTAGCGGCCGGGATCAAGGCCCTGAGGGTATCTGTGGTGCCAACGCTGTCAGCAGATCCATCCTCTCTGGTGGCTGTGCACCTGTACGGCACCATTACGGCTGGTCAGGCGCTGGACCGGCTGGCCATCTGGGACCCGGTTCTGGACCAGCCAGTTGGCTCCTCCTACTTCGACTGGGGCGATGTCCCGCGTTCATCCAGCCAGAGCCTGCTGTTCCGGGTGAAGAACCTGTCAGCAGGGATGACCGCCACCACGGTGGTCTGCAGCCTGGATGCCCTGACAGATACGACCCCGTCCGTGCCAGGCCAGCACACCATCTCCAGCGATGGCGGGGTCACCTTCGGTGCCACAGCGCCTCTGTTCAACCTCTCCCCGGGTGAGATCTCACCGCTGGTTACGCTGCGTCGAGTCACCCCGGTGGACGCGGTGCTGTCCTTGTGGAGTCTTCGGCTCAGTGTGGTAGCCACCTCATGGGTCTGAACGCCGCTGAGTACATCTACGAGAACACCGGGGTCAACGCTGACAACGGTGCTTTCGAGTACGTTTCCAGTAACGACATCGACACCAGCAGGGATGCCCACGAGTACGCACAGATGAATGCCGGGGTGGCTCTGCAGGCACCCATCGGTGGTTTCGAGTACCTGTTCGAGGGTGATGTTGACACCGGGGTAGCAGTACCGTCGATCTGGTTCGTCCATGCGTCCTCAGGCTTCGCCGGGGACCTCATCACCATCTACGGGATCGGCATGGGGGCTCTGGCTGACACAGACAGCACCCACCTGTGGTGGTACCCGGCAGACGGGACAGCAGCTATCGACATGTCCATCGACTCCTGGACTGCCCAGCCAGCCAGTGCTGATGCCTACGATGCGAACCGGCTGATCAGCTCAGGGCCTGGGGTTGAGGACCCGTTTGCCAACGTCGAGTGCGAGATCTTGGTCGCCTACGTCCCGCTGGTGGTGGCTCCGAGCATCGCAGCAGGCCCGCGCACCGACCAACTGTGCGTAGTTGATGTCAACGGCTCCTCCAACCTGCTCCCCTGGCAGGTCTACCCAGGGATCGAGATGCCGCTGGCTGTCATGCTCGGCAGTCTGCACGGCATGGTGAGCCTGAGCATGGTGTCCGACCCTGAAGCACCGTCGACTGCGATCGAGCAGCCATACGCGGTGATCATCCCCGAGCCGTACATCATCACCGGCAGCCTGGCTGAGCGTAAGCCACTGTTCGGGGCCTACTCCAAGACCAGTGCTGCGGTCTCAGCCAACTACTCGGCCACTGCAGGACTGGAGGAGGCACTGGCCACCACGATGCAGGCCGGCACCCCGGGGCACATGCTGGTGGCCGACTCCAGGTGGCTACCTGACGCAGACATGGTTGTCGCTCGAGACGACCTTGGTAGTGGGCTGACTACCTGGCTGCCGATCCAGGGATCACAGGTGAACTGGCTGGAGCAGTACGCCGACTCAGCCGGCTACGTCGACCCCACCTACCAGTACGTGAGCCGCAACGGCCTGGTCAACAAGCCGGCCATGGTCATGGACGGCACGGCCTGGTTGAGGTTGAACACCGACCTGGCTACCGGGCCGACCTTCACCGTTGCCATGGTGGTCATGCTGCACGAGTCCAAGTACAACGCCCAGCTGCTCACCAGCTTCAGTGATACCCCGGTGAACGGGGACAACCCACTGGCCTTCAGCCAGGAAGGTGACTCCGTCGCGGTGTACATCGGGGCCCACATCGGGGCTGGGGCAACTGCCTATGGTGGGAAGGTGCTGTCCAAGCCGCTGAGTGGGATGAACCGTCCTGTCATCATTGCGTTCTCCAGCAACGGCACCTACTCCAGCATCGTGGTGGTCGACCACACCCCGAAGAACTGGTACGTCAAGCACCCGCCACTGACTGCGGCCAACCTGCGGGTCTACCTGGGGCGGCCACCAGTGCTGCTGCCTCAGTCCAACGAGGGGATCATGAATGGTGAGATCCTCGACCTCTCCCTTTGGCACGTCACGATGACCACGGCTCAGCTACTGCAGGTTACTTCCAAGCTGGACGGCATCTACGGGGTGACCGGATGAGCAGCCAGAGAGTCATCCGTCCCATCCAGTCCAACGCCGGGATAGCCGGCAACTGGCGGGTAGTGGTGACCAGCCCAGCAGGGCAGGCCAGAGACATCACCATCTTCCGTGGGCTGCCGGTGACCATCGGTGACTTCTCCTTCGCCGACCCCTTCGGGGCCGACAAGATGTCCCTGACGTTCTCACAGGTGACTATCTTCGACCGCAAAGGGATCGGCGATCTGGACTGGGCTGTCAAGGGAACCAGCGTAGACGTGATCTGGACTGGGTACCTGCCGGCCAACTATCCGTTCGGGTCGATGATCAACGGGGTGTGGATGCCGTCCTGGCGCTGGGAGGGGTACGTCACCACGTTCGGGTGGACCAGTAACTCAGGGTCCAACTCCTTCACCGTTCAGGTCAAGGGTGCCGGCTTCCAGCTGGACAACTACCTGGCCAAGCCGGAGTACCTGACTCGTCCCATTCCGTACGAGTACGCGATCTCCAGGCAGTTCCTGAAGTACCCATCGCTGCGACTGGCGCCACTGAAGATCATCTGGCCAAGCTGGTGGACCACCAAGTACCTGCCAGTGGTCGGGGCCCCGGCGTACATGCAGCCTGTCGGGGTGACCAAGGGGAGCTTCTGGACAGGGCTGCTGACCCGTGCCACAGGGGCCTGGGACCCGACCTTGACCAGCTACATCCAGACCATGCTGACGGCCATGTACACCAGCCGCGGCCGCTGGACGCTGGACTTCCTCCAGGGCCGGCAGCCAGTGCTGTTCCACCGGGACAAGATCACGGCTGCCGACAACAGCGTGGTGTATGTCGACGCCGTCCTGCCGGACAACAACATCGACCTGTCCGAGGACTGGGAACAGTCACTGACCACGGTATTCGGCCAAGGCACATCGCTGTCCGGGGTGGCCTACACCGGTATGGAGATCTCTGCTGACGGCTCGACCACCACCTACACCCCACTGGCGGCAGCCAAGCAGGTGTACCCGCCTGACTCCACCAATGGCTGGTTCGACCCGTCCGTGATGGCCAAGGAAGTGTCCATCACCATGCAGACCGGGCTGGATGCTGACCAGGCCGCTCGAGTAGGCCGGGCTCACCAGCAGATGTTTGCCGAGCCTGGGCTGGTAGGAACCATCGTCGGTGGGGTCGACCCGATCATGAATGGCCAGCCCATCCCAAGACACCTGGTGCGAGCTGGCATGACTATCTGCATCCCCAACATGTTCGGCCACCCTGAGGGCGTGCTGCTGCACATCACCGAGTCCAGCCACAGCTTCGACGTGTCCACCTGGACGGTCGACTCCAAGTTCCGGGACGCACTGACCGTCAACGAGGTACGGCTGCGCGGCAAGGATGCCTTGTCCATCTCCAGGATGCTTGTGGGCGGCGGCTACACACCACCTGTCGATGACCAGCTGGTGCCCTGGAACTATGCCACCGGCAGTGGCTACCTGCCGTCCAACTCCTTGCACTCGTCGGTGCGGCTGTTCACCGGTATGCCACCTACCATGACCTTCCCGTGGGAAGACTGGACCACTGCCCGCCCGCCGTCCAACGCCGGCTGGAACTCCTGCTACCTGCACCTTCCGGCAGCATCACCAAATGCTGACAACAACTGGATCACCCAGCACAGCGCTGCCGGGCAGAACCTTGGCGTCCCGATCATGATGAGCCAGGCAGGCACCTCACGGATGCTCCAGATCGCCGCCTATGACAAGAACGGCAACGTGGCCAAGGTTCCCTTCCATGTGTCCTTCTACACGGTGTCAGGGGTCAACGTGGACTCCATGCCACTGATCCCGGCCGACCAGGCAGCAATGTTCCCTCCCTATCTGGCTGCCCAGCACTACCCGTACACCAGGGGTGGCTTCGAGACGTTCAATGCTGATGGCACCAAGCCGAACCCGGCACTACCGCACCCCACTGACAGTGTTGGGCTGATCAGGGCCTGGGGCAACTTCTATGAGAAGGCCGGCTACTACCCGGGCTCGTACGCAACAGGTGACGCACCAACCGGGCTGCTACTGGACGAGACGCCGTGGACCTGGGACATCACCGGGGTCCTTCCGTTCAACTTCTACGACTCCTCCAGTGTCAACATGGCGCAGGTCGGGGCTGGGATGATCTACATGATGATCTATGCGGATGAGCAAGGCCCTGAGGATCTCTACTTCCTAGGACGCATCTTCCGTGTCGAACCAGGACTGGGGAGCTGAGATGGGACGCTTTGCACCGGACCGGGTGAGCGGTTGGATGGACACGATCCAGGAGCTGACCCTGTGGATGGGGCTGTGCTTCGAGGATGCCTTCTCGGTGTCTGACCCACTCACGGTGGAGATCTCCTCCATGGGCTACCAACGTGAGCCGTCAGCCTGGGTCAGGACAGCCGGCAACGTGTTGACCCTGGACTCTGACGTGACCATTCATGGTCTGGCGCCCGGGGATGTGGTGGCCTCGGTGGTCGGCTTCGACTCACAGTTCAACGGCTTGATGGTCTTCGGGGATCTGCTGCTGCCACCGCTGACCTATGACTCCGGTGGCACCTATGTGCTGCCAGGCGGGGAGTACGTCGTTGGGATTGACATAGCCGGCTCCTAGCGACGGCGGTTGGTGTTCCAGCTGTTGTTGAACCCGCCGCGGTTCTCCACCACGATGCAGATGAGGCCGGCGAAGCCAAGGATGATGCAGAGCACCAGGCCGAGCTTGAAGACTCCGAACAGTCCAAATCCAGCGACGATGATGAAGACGATGCCGATGATGGTCAAGAATCCCATGGTGTGCTCTTTCCTGTGGGTACGGCTGGCGGCCTGAGTCTACTCCTGGGCCTGATTTTGGGCATGAAAAAGAGACCCTCAGGGGCCCCACCACTTTCGTGGCAGGACCCCGTCAGACCTACTCAGCGTTGTACTTGTCTACCCAATTCTGGGTGTGCTGGCGCAAATGTTCCGACCACTTTTTCCTCTGCGTTTGATTTTCGGCTACCTCTACTGCTGTGCCAACCAGATCGTTCAGGGTGAGATCGCCGTATGTCCCTTCTAGGCCCAGTGTCGCTTGGAGATCACTGATTTCCTCGCCCATGCGTACAACCACATCTCGCAGCTCCTGGAGCATTGGGTCATTGTTGAACTGGTCACGCATCATCGAAGGCACTACCTCGTCGTAGAGCCAGTCGCAAAGCCGGTCACCGAAGTCGGTGCGTGCTCTGGTGACCAGCTTGAGCATCCCAGTGAGCGACAGTACGGTACGCCGGCTGCCTTGACGCCGATCACCAATGTTGTTGTGCCTGCCAGGCACTTCTATTTTGGAACTGTTGTACCAACCCAGTGCATCCGCTGGCAGATCAGGTGTTGCGACCACGAAGTAGTCGACATCACGACGTAATCCATGTTGACGAAGGTGCTTTGTCTCAAAGTCACGTTGGGTGAAGTCAGACAGTGAGGTGAGCAGGAACGCTGGCTTGATCTCACTGTCCGGGAAGAGCATCTGGAACCCGGTCAGATGGCGGTGCTCGTCAAATACGTAGTTGATCATGTCGTTTCTCCTTGGTTGGTTGAGAGATATCCTTGGTTGAGAGATAAAAATAGGCCGCTTCAGGGGCCGGCCACCTTTCAGCAGTCGACCCCGTCCACGGTCTCTTTTATCTCTCAACCAACGCTCCACCATGAACTCAGCATTTTCAGGCTGACTATGCTCTCATGATGGTTTCGACTGATTACATGGACTGCTCAATCGAAGTTGTGCCCACTGGGACCCCCACAAGGCCCCCTGCCTTTTCAGGCAAGGGGCCAAGGGGCTCCATCTCCAGTGGAGGTCTAGCAAGGCGTGGCCGCGCAGACAAGCTCATGGCAGAGGGTGAGGGATCTGCGTCGTTAGCCCTCCGAGCCTGCCTTCGCTTTAATCACATCCGGTCGTCGCAGGTCAGCGTTGACGCTGGCCACGCCATGTCATTTGCCTGGTGGATCAAAGTACCCAGGGTCCTGAGTCTGCTTCTCTCTGGTGTCAGCGATGTTGACATCGATCTCCCGGACCATGTCTGCCGGCCATTGACCAGTCACGCTGGTAGCAACAATGAGCATGGAGCGCCTAGCGATCATTAGCTCATCGATCACTTCCTGATAGGAATGCAGACGCGGTGTTTCAGTCATCGAATCGGGCATCAGTAAGTCCTCCCATTGGTCGCCTGATCTGGCCTCCAAGCGGCACTGGCTGCCGCGTGACACCTAATCCCTGCAGCACTGTTATGCCGCTGGAAATGAACTGGCAGATAGTCATCACCAGTCCAACTGTTTTGCCAACCCCCTTGACGTGTCTTGGTAGCTCGATCGTCTGGCTTTTCTCGGCCCTGTTGTAGAGCAACAAGGTCACTGCAGCTGGAGCGATGATGCCTAACAGCACTGTCATAACCATGGATTGAAGTCCTGTTCATCGTAGATGTATCTGCGGTAATCCCCGGTGGGGATTGAACTTAGGGCTGTTTCAGCACCGACTTTGGATCTCGCCTCCAACAGATCCCAGGTGGCCAGTGCTTCCTGGTCAATGGGATTGCTCGCTATGAGGACATGGTCCATCTTCGGGTAACTCAGGTTCGACCCTGTGTAGTAGCCGTCGACACGATTCCAAAGTCCGTCGGCTTCTAGTTGCTTGGATAGCTGGAGCATCTCGAGCTCTGACTCTTCGTACTCAGCATCAGGGTTGCTCTCGGGGTCTGGCACTTCGCCGTACTCCTCCATCAGTGAAATGAAAGCGTCCATCTCGTACCAGCTGGACCTGCTGATCCTCTCATTGCAAGCCTCAACCACGCGGCGCGCAACCAGGGGTGTGCAGGTTTGGGTGGGAATGCCGTCCCACATGCGAAACACGCTGAGCGAGTCTGCGTACCAGGCATATGGCTGGGCAATGTTCGCGTCGTCGAAGTGACCCGTGAAGGACGGCCAGAATCTCCAATGGCTATGGAGGTCTGCGTCGAGCAGGTCGTACATCGTTTCAACGCCGGGTTGTCGAGCGAAGTCGGAGGGTGCTATCCCGCCGACAGGATAGGAACGGAGGATTGAAGCGACCATGACCGGTTCATCCCATTGGTCATGTGCCTGCAGGTGCTCACCTGCGTAGATGTAGCACCCAGGTTCGGGGAGGCACTGGATGACCAGCACCTCCCCGCCATGCTCCAGGGTGTCAACCTGGTCCTGGTCAACAACGATCCCCAGCGCCCGGACATCATCCAGGCCGTTACGCCAAGGATCCACGGCTTATACCGTGGCCAGCACTCGCCCGGCAATCTCTTGCCGGACTGCCTTGATCGTTGCTGCGAGCACCTTCTTCGTGGCCCCGTACTCCCTTCCTGCGGCTATCTCCACGGGACGCCTTGCGTCACGGTTGCGAAGGTTGGAGTCGGACTCAATCTGGTGAATCCTCTCCTGAAGGGTGAGCCCGTCAATCTTGACCGGCTCGACTACGACCTCGCCGTTGAGTGGTGCAACAGGCTCCTGGACAGCTGACTTGAAGGCAACCTTCGTACCAACAGGAGCTCCTTGCTTAACCAGCTCAGCCTCTGCTGCTTTGGCAGCCGCCTCAGTTATCGACGGGGTGAGCACCACCGTCTGGGTGGCCTCGGCGCCATCGATCAACTTCTTGGCTGCCGCGTCCTGCTTGATCTGCTCGGCAGCTGCCTTCTTCTTGGCAGCTGCCTCGTTGTCCTTCTTCACCTGAGCAGATGTGCGACGAGGCTTGTAGGTCCTATTCGCTGTCTCCGGTGCAGCCTCAGCAACAGTCTCGGCAAGGACTGCCTCATCCTTGACGGCCTTCAGTGTCGGACGTACGACGCTGTCGGTCTTGCTGATCGGGCCAATGGTCTTCTCAAACCAGTGGTCCAACGACGCGCCGGCCATCAGGACGACACCGAGCGCGTAGAGGCCAGTCCCGGTCCAGACAACTCCGGACAGGAACGGGATCGGGATGAGCATGGCGGCCTTGATGCCAACGGCAATGGTGCCAGCATGCTTCACAGCATGCATGCCATTTGAGTTGACATCGACATGCTTGGCGATGTGGTCATCGCTGAACGTCAAACCCTTGACCAGGGTGCGAGCGCCGAAGCCGACAGCCTTGTCAGCCATCTTGTTGATCCAGCGGCCAGGTGCCCACAGGTGACTCATCACTGAGTGGCCCATGCTGTAGACCTTGCCGATGACCTTCCCAACACCCTTGAGCGCAAGGCCCACGGTGTTCTTGATGACCTTGCGGCCAAAGCCAGTCGAGACGGCCAGCAAGCCGATCCCGATACCGCCAGTCCAGCCGACCGCACCACCGACCAGACGGGCCATGCCCATGGTCCAGGCACCTGCCGGACGGACGTAGTTGCTCATGGCTGAGGTGAGGTGGAGCTTGTCCACCACGGTTGCCCAGGTGTCCTTGACGAGCAGGACGGGCTTGTTGGCAATCCGGACTGCAGCTTGAAGGAACTGCTCCTTTACCACCACAAGCGGAGGGCCGCTTGCCGTCTCCAGCATTGCTGTACTCACGATCGTCTCCTTAGGAGATGTGAGGAATGCCACTGGCGAGTGCCAGGGGCCGGGTACCACGTCAAAGGAGCGGGCTACAGGATTGCCGCGGATGTCTTTTACAAGACCTTCACCGATCACCTGTAGCCACGCTCCATTGATTCTTACAGCTGAAAGCATCCCTACCTCCAGACATAACAAAAGCCATGCTGCACAGTGCGAACATGGCTTAGTTCTCGCGAATCTGGTTGTTTCTCCAGCCGCTTTGCGGCGTGGTTATCTCCAGTCGCTAGGTACAACTATACGGCAGTTTTACCACAGATGCAATGGCTACCACATCTGGCGGTTGTAGATCACTACCGATCCATCGAGTTCAAGCACACACCTACGCCAGTCATTGCCGCATATCTCGGCTATGGCTTCCAGCACGATTGGGTGCTGGGCACGGAACACTTCGGGGATGTCGTTGTCCTGGTACCACTTGACCAGTTCGTCGACCTCGAGATGGACCAAGCTGATGAGTGGTGGTCGCCCCCTCATGGCTGAGCCCTACTGGCCCTGGACCAGGCCGGCAGTCCTGATGGCCTTGTGGGCCCAGTCGTAGGACTCTTCATCACCGACATTGGCGTCGTCAGCCATGTCCACGATCTCGGCAGTAGCCGAGTCAAGATCATTGTCGAGGAGGTACTGACGGATGATAGCAAGGTCATTGCTGAGGACCTTTCCAATAGGCGCACCTTGCTGAGTCCGCACGACGAAACTGTGCAAGTTGGCCTTGTCGAAGGTGAGCTTCGGCAAATCATCGTCATTCAACAGTCCAGTCATGAAGGCGGTGGTCTTCTCCTTGGCTGCGTCAACCATGTCCTTGGCAGCCCGCTCGGCATCGCTGAGCGGAGCCGTCATGTTCTTGAAGACCACGAAGCCGAAGGCGACGACCTTCAGTGTGTTCTCCGGGCTGGCCAGCAAGGTGCGCTGGATCCGGTTGCCGACGACCTTGGGGTTCCTGACGATGAACTCAACACCCTTCAGGACCGTCTGGACGGTGGCCCGGTACTCGCTATCCCGGTAGTACTCGAAGTCGGCCTTGAGCTGGACAAACTTGCCGACCTGAGCGTTGATGTCGTCGTCGAACCTGGACGCTTCGTTGAAATTGAGCTTCATGGTAATGCTCCTCCTGGAGATAGGCAAAGCAATGGCCGGCCCCAAGTCGGGACCGGCCTAAACGGAGACACAAAAATAGCCACCGGACAGGTGTCCAGCAGCCTCACATAGGCACCTGAGAGGCTTACCTTTTGGGCATAGCACTCTCAAACGCTTATGACTCAATTATGCCATGTTTTTACCACAATAGCAAGTTATTACCATGCGTTACAGGCTGTATGTGGACGAAACCATGTGAACACCGGTCATAGAGCGCAAAGTCTCCATGATGAGCACAGCACAGGTGTTCTCGATGTCCTCAGGCACCGCTATCTTCAGGTTCATCAATCCCACCCTGGTTCTGGTCACCTGCTCGTAGTCGAGCCCGTACATGCCACCGGATCTGATGATGTGATGGCGAACAAGCAGCTTTGGCACCTTGTCGTACATGGAGATGGCGTCATCGCTGTACTTGTGCCAGAACCTCGGTGGCTCGTTGGTGACCAACACCTCATAGTCCTCAAAAGGCGGCGTGGGAGGCCAGGAATGTACCCCTGGCCCACCCGCACGGAGAGTCATCATCGAGTTGTTGGCCAGGTTCATGGACACCTGTGCCGTCCTGTCGATCCGCCCGATCGTGTCCAGGCGGTCGAATATCGCTTCGATCTCTGATGAACTGCCGCTCGCCGTCATGAGGGAATGCTTACGACTTAGCCATCTGCAACAGGATCTTGGCACCGCGAGCCTTCAGTGGCTCTTTGTGCAGGAGCTGCCGGCTGACGTAGGTGTCAGTGCTGAGGTACTCGCGGTTGTGGTCGTTCCACTCTGTGGTGGCCATCAGCAGACCGTACCCGGTCCAGGCGATACCCTCGCAGGTCTCACTGCGCAGGATGGTCCTGATGGACTCCCGCGAACCCTGGACGTTCTCTACCTTCTGCTCAGACATGTCATCGCTGACCGGCAGGAACCGCTTCAGGTATCTCTCCCGATCGTTGATGTCGGCTTGCCAGCCGGCCAGCTCCTCGGCGAACTTCAGCCACTTGGTACTCTCGCCGCGTAGTAGGGCGATGCCGCGGGCAACCTCAGCCAATCGCTCCTCCCAGTTGGCAGTGTGCTTGATGGTGAATCCGTTGCGCTTGCCATCGGTAGCCTCGGCCCAGGAGTGGGTGTTGGCACACTGCACTCGGACGTTGGTACCGAACCCGCGCAGGCCACCTTGGCCGTCATGCCGGCTGGACATGCACATGTACCGATAGGTCTTGGACGGGTCCCAGTCCATCTTCAGAGGCTCGTCGAACTTGATCAAGGCCACGATCTGCCGGCCGCCGTACAAGGCCATCAGAGCCTCGAAGGTCACCGGCTCGGGATACAGCAGCTCGCCGTCTGGGCCAACCATCTCGTCCTCGTTCAGGCCCATCACAGTGTCGATGACCTCGCCGTAGGCGGCGTTGGTGATGACCTGGTAGGACTTCTTCTGGATGGCGAGCTCGACAGTTGGGTCGGTGAACGACTTGTCGTCACGACAGATGGCTTGATAGTTGGCCGACCGCACGGTGGTGTACCCAGTCTCGTTGGCCTGTGTCCTGTTGACCGGGGCGGTGTAGACCTCCCAGGTAAGACCCGCTTCCTTGCGGGCGTCTTCCCAGTTGGTTGGGGAGTTCTGAAGAACGCTGTTCTCCAGCTTGTGCCATGACGGCGTGTTGACCATAAATCCTGACTCGAACTCAGCTGGTGACATCTGGTGCTCCTTGCTTGGTTGGTTGGATCGGGCGTGCGCTTGCTGCTGCTGCTTCCTTGAGTGCATCGAGGAAGCCTTCGTCGTCGACTGGCACTACCAGGGTGCGTGGGCCGCCGGCCGCCAAGGCCTGTTCGGACTGGAGCCCGACCAGCTTGGACCTGTTCATGATGATGTTCACGATCGCGGTTACTGCCGGAACGCTGCCGCCCTTGGCTTTTGGCCACAGGAACAGCTGCATGGCGTCTAGGCGCCCTACCTCAAGGGTCAGCTGGTCGCGCTGGCTTTTCTCGGTGACCAGGGCTGCTCCTTCCTTCAGGTAACGGTCCACGTCGGCCTTGCAGGCAATAGCAGTGGGGTACTTCTCGGCGATTGCGATCTCTTCCCAGCTGCTACCTTCCAGGCGCTTGATGTGGCACCGGTAGGCGCGCTCGGCCTCGGTGACTATCTCACCAGGCACGGCAATCGGCTCAGACGCAGAGTTGCGGAAGACCAGGACCTTGCCTTCCTCTACTTCAGAGCTCATGTTGCCTCCTTGAGCTTGCGCTTCTTCTTCGGCTTGGCCACAGGTGCCAGTATTTCACCACTGGACCTGCCTATGCCGTACAAACCGATGCACATGGCGTCGACCTCGTCCTGACCACTGCAGATGTCGGACAGGCCCGGGTGGTGCATGGCCAACCAGTCACCGACCTGCAGCTTGTCCAGCCGTCCATTACCACACACCTGAGCCTTCCAGGTTGACTGGCCGATGATGTTGACCGAACCCCAGAGCATGGCAGCCTGTACGGCGCCAACTGTCTCTGCCATGGCGATGGTGGTGGTCTGGTTGGACTTGCCGCCGTTGCTCAGAAACGGCTGCTCCACCCACAGATGTATGTCCTTGGCTGGCACATAGAGATACAGGTTGACGATCTCTCGCAACCACTGGGTCATGGTCCGCAGCTCCTGGTCGCGTTCCCACACACCAGGCTTCTCCAGGTCACAGTGATAGGCGTGGTTGTACATGGGTACCCCGATGGCCAGCCGGCGGATGCCGATGTCCACGCCTATGTCGATCATGTGATCACCGACTTGATGGCGTCACAGTGCTTCTGGATCAGAGAAGACCATGGTGGGATTGCAGCCTCGACAGCCAGCTTCTCTTGGAGATCAGTCATGACGATCCCCCTGAGAACTGAGTGAGAACTGAGAAACGGTCGTAGCCTTCAGGCACACGTCCCGATATGGGCACCGCCGGTAGACCGTGCCCTTCTTGGCCTTGCACAGGTCAAGCACCTCAGGGAGTTCGTCTTCCTCGACGTAGCGCCGGTAGCTGTTCAGCCGGCGGATGACCTCCTGCTCGATCTTCAGGTCACGGCTGATCCTGAACTCGTGAAACGTCCCGGAGGACCGGTTCTCGTAGACCACTGAGGCGATGTCGATGTCTGCCAGCAGGAAGTAGTTGTGCACCTGTAGCAGGTTCTCCCACTTGGGCCACATGTCTACCGAGACGATCCGGTTGTAGATCTGCCAGGCGGCGCTCTTGAGCTCGAACAATGAGCCATCGGAGAGCAGACCGTCCATCGACCCACCAGAGAGCAGATCAGGCTCGTGGACCCACATCTCTGCTTCTTTGATGTAACCCAGGGTCAGACCTTCGGTCTGCCACTTCAGGTGGGTCCACGAGCCATGGTCCATCATCTCCTGGTTGTCGATGTCTGGCTGTCTCCCGGGGGCCCCGGCATAGCCGAAGACCACTCGTCGATGGCACTCCCCCATCGCAGATGGTGAGAACCGTCCAGGCCGCTCGTGCTTGAACTCGCGGCGTAGCACCTTGGCGGAAAAATCAATGGCCTCATCGGAGTAGATCTGCTGCTCCTCAGGGGTTTCCAGCCACTGGACGTGTGGAGCTGTAACCACCAGCTTGGAGCCACGCTGTGCCTCTTCATAAAGTCCTTTTGTCGTTGCCATGGGTTCACTCCTTGGTTGGTTGGTTGCCTCACCTGTTGCGGTTGGCATCGGTGCATGGCACGCACCTGCAGCCGGCGTTGTAGCTGGTTCGGTTGCCATGCTTGCGGTCAGGCAGGACAACCCCGTCAGTTGTTCGTTTCGGTCGTCCCCTGGTGACCTGTGATGGCTGGGTCATAGTCGTGGTCCTTCCAGTCGATGTGGTCCAGTACCTTGCTCTTCTCGAGGTGACCAATGATGCCGCCACACTCGTCTGGCCACTTGCCAAGGGCCAGCAGTTTCGCACCACTGACCTTACGTGGCAGAACTCTTTCCGCAAGGTCATTCAGAGAGTCGTATGGCGCCTTGGTCGCCAGCTCGGTGGCAGCTACCAGACCGACACCGTTGACTGACAGGAACCCCTTGCGAATCGCATGGCCCTCCTTGCTGTAGGTGATCCCTGAGGAGTTGATCTCTGGTGGCTTGACGGTGATGCCACTGACGCGGGCAGATGCCACGTACAGCAGCTCCTTCTTGTGGTTGCCGTACGCGGTCAGGATCCCTGTCCAGAACGACACCGGGTGGTGCTTCTTCATCCATGCTGTGCGGTAGGCCGTGACGCCGTAGGAGGCAGCGTGTGCCTTGTTGAAGGAGTACTCGGCATATGAGGCCAGGGACTCGGTGAACCAGTCCAGGTCGCCGTCTGTCCAGCCCCGCTCGTTGGCCATCTCCTTGATCCGTGGCATCATCTCCTCGATAACCACGCTGGCGCCGGCTGAGTAGTCGTTGGACGCCTTGACTGCGTCCAGCATCTCCTCGAGCTCAGCGGTGACCATGCCAAGGTTCTCGCACACGTCCATGACCTGCTCCTGGTAGAGCATGACCCCGAGTGTCTCCTTGGTGGGCCCTGAGATGTCCGGGTGCCTCCTGGGGATCTCCTGCATCCCATTGCGACGCTCCCGGTAGTCGGAGGTGGCCATCGACCCCATCGTGGCCGGCCGGAACAGAGCCTGGATCGCAATGACATCCTCGATCTTTCGTGGGGCGATCTGCTTGCAGCCATAGTTCATGGCCTTGCCCTCGAGCTGGAAGACACCCATGTTGTTGCCCTTGGCGATCTGAGCAAAGGTGGCCCGGTCGTTCAGCGGGATGGTGTCGAAGTCGACCCCACTCAGCTCCTGGGCAACCCTGATGGCAGTGCGGGTACGCAGACCCAGCAGGTCCAGCTTGAGGAAGCCAAGCAGCTCGACGTGCTTCTTTCCGTAGGCCGTGACCAGCTTCTTGCTGCTGGCAATCCAAGCCATCGGCAGCTGGGACACCAGGTCCTCGTTGGGCGCCACGATGTAGCCGGCGGCATGCCTGCCATAGCCAGAGAGCAGCTCAAGGTCAGCCAGGGCTAGCAGCTCGTCACGGTCAGCACGAGGGATGTTGTTCCAGCTGCGAACTGGGGTGCCCTTCTTGTTCATCGTGGAGTAGTAGCGCACCTTCAGACTGCCTCGGCCGCTGTCTTCCTCCTCGTCCTCGTCCAGGGAGTACTTCATGTGGCTGCCGATGCCACGCACACTCCACAGGCTCTGGATGAAACCCACCACCTCGTCACGTCGGTCGTGCTCGATGTCGATGTCGACATCAGGTGGCTTGATCCGGCTCGAGCTCATGAACCGCTCGAAGCGCAGACCGAAGGCGATCGGGTCCAGTTGGGTGATGTCCAGCAGCCAGAGCACCAGGCAGCCACTGGCCGACCCGCGAGTGTGGAAAGAGATGCCACTCTCCCGCATGAAGGAACACACCTTCTTGACCAGCAGTGGGTACGGTGCCATGCCCTGGACTCTGAACACGTCGAACTCCTTGCGCACCTGGGCAAGGTAGACCGGGTTCTTGTCCAGGCCCCTGTCCTTCAACACAGCCATAGCCATGGACTCCATGACTTCCTGCGGGTCACGACCTGGGGTCACGTCGGGGATCTTCAGGGAGAAGTTCTCCAGCTCAGGCAGACGCAGGTAGGCACGCTCGGCCAGCTCGGACAGGCCCTCCATGCCGGCGGCCAGGTACTTAGGCTCGAAGTACGGCCGCATTCCATCTTCATCCGTCATGAAGTACCCGCCACCGGGAAACATCGCCTCGTCTGGGTCATCCGAGAATGAGACCAGGCGCTTGAGTGACTCGTGCAGGTGCTTGTCGGCCTCGTTGACGTAGTGGGAGTCACGGGTGACCACACACGGCAGACCAGCGGCCTGGGCAACATCCCAGATGCCAGCAATCAGCTCGTCATCGGTGAAGTCAAGATCCGAGTGGTGTTCGTCGATGCCATGGTTCTGCATCTCCACGTACACCCGGGGGAACCAGCCAGCCAGGGTCTCAGCGACCTTCCTGGCAGCCGCTGGGCCCTGTCGCATGAGCACCTGGGGCAGAACACCGAAGTAGCACCCAGTGGCCACAGCCAGCCCTGCTGTGGCCCCGTCAGCGGCCATTGCAGCGAAGTCTGCAAAGTCGATCAGCGGCTTGTAGTAGAACCGGTGTGAGGTCAAGGTGGCGATGTGGCACAGGTTGCGGTACCCGGCCTCGTCGTAGGCCACCATGGTCAGGTGCATCGAGTCACCGCGGGCCGCGTACTCGGTGTCAGGGACCACATAGAGCTCGATGCCAGGCAGAGGCTCGATGCCGAACTTACGGCAGGCCTTGTACAGCGCAATGGCACCTGGCATGCCGCCGTGGTCGGTCAGCCCGAGAGCCGGGTAGTTAAGCTCGTTGGCCCGCTCGACCATGGCCTCCACTGTGGGCAGCGCATCGTTGAACGAGTACTTGGAGTGGGAATGCATTGACCAGTAGGGCCGAGGGGCTACGATTGCCATGTTGTTCTCCTTGGTTGGTGGGCATGTGGGTGCACGAAGGGCGGGCAGGTATGGGTTCCCTGCCCGCCCTCACCATGCAGTGGTGTTGCTACCTACTCCTGAACTGGCTTCGAGTGAGACACAGCCAGCTTGGTCAGCACCGCCCGGTTGGCCCGGGTCGGATACTCAACCTCCATCGCATCGAGCCAGAGTCTGATCGTCGGTGTCTCAGCCGACTGGATCTGTACGATGGTCGGGCTCTCACCCCAGGTGGCCCAGACAGCAGAGCCAGGGTTGTCAACCGGCGGCGTCGTTGCTCCCAACGGGTCTGCTGTTGGGGTAGCCGGCTCCTCCTTGGCCTTGGGCTGGATCTTGTTGGACTTCGGGGCTATCTTGTTGGACTTGGCAGCCGGCTGTTCAGCGTCTGCCTTAGCACCCTTGCCCTTGGGCACGATGCGCCCACCGGTCTTGATCGGTGCAGTCTCAGCCGGCTCAGTGACACCAGCAGAGGACTCGCCATCGGGAGAGTAGAACTGCCTCCCCTTCTCAGCCAGTGCCTCCAGGACGCTGGGGATGTCGTGGTACTCCAGGTCGGCAAAGTCGATGAGGTAGTCACCATCCTCGGCGGCCTCGGGGTCGTACTTTGACTCCAGCCCGGAACCGATGTGGTGGATGACGTAGTCACGCTTGGACAGGGGCTGACCCTCGGGGCCACTTGGGTGACGTGACTCCCGACCCTGGAGCAGCTCGAACAAGGTGGAACCCATCGTGTAGATCCGCATCTCACCGGCCTCGTCCAGTGCGTTCATGAACCAGGCACGAGAGCGCTTGCGCACCTTCGCGTCCGGGTCGTTGCAAGGCCCACAGACCTCGTCGTGTGGCTGGACACAGGGCAGGTAGCCCACGCCCTTGACGTAGTGCAGCAGCTCGGAAGGCCATGCCTCCGTGCCATACACCTCAACGATCGCAGTGCCCTTGAGCTTCTTGCCCACCGATGGGCAGAACCGCACCCGGGTGGATCCTTCCTTGAACTTGCGGATGAAGACCACCGAGTCGTCATAGACGGGTGGGTCGACCAAGTCACCAAGTGCCATGTTGCTGTCCTGCTTTCTGTGGTTGGTATCTCACCGCGGCACGATTGGTGCGCGGCGTCTTGCGGCTGAACGCTGTCTGAGGCGCTCTTCCATGTCATCGGCCAGCTCCAGGACGCGGGTGTTGACCACGAGCTGGATGCGCTCGTTGGCCTCGCTCTCGTCCTCACCAGGAAACAGCTGAGTGGTGGCCTCGTAGGTGAACCAGGTGTCTGAGTCACCGAGCTTGATCTCCACCGTGGCCTTGGCGGTGACCGTGTTGCCGTCGTACAGCAATGGTGTCTCCCCTTGTGGCACATCGGTTGGCTGCTCCTGCTGTGTGGGCTCGAGGCCAAGTGCCTCAGCCAGTGCCGGATCACGGCGTCCGCGGCGTAGCGGGATCACCGAGTCCGTGTTGAACCCTTCAGATGCCATGCTCGATCTCCTTGGTTGGTTGTTGTCCTGATGCGACATGGCGTGAGAGCCAGTCGTCGACATCGTCCATGACTGTGCGATGCGGGACGTTGTAGAGCCCCTTGATCACCTCAACCTTCGATGCGTCGTAGACGACGGTACGGGTGTACCGCCCACGCTTTGTCTTCATGCCGACGTAGCCGGCCTTGTTCAGGGCCTTCAGCGTCTGGTGTGGGGTACGGCCGAGCTCACGGGCAAACTGGGCCAGTGAGATCCATCGGTGTTCGTCGACTGGCTTGTACTTCGGCTCAGCCATCGTCGCGGTCTGGGTCTGCGTAACCGACGTAGGCCGTGCCCTTCTCCTTGTGAGCCGAATCGAGCAGCTGGGCATCGGTGATCCGGCCGGCGTTGCAGGCCCGCTTGAATGCCTCAGCCACCACCTTGCGCGGTGCCACCTCGTCGAGGACTTCCTCAGAGAGCTCACCAGCCTCGACCATGGCCTCAAGGACTGCCACGTCCACGATCAGTGGCTCGGGGCTGATGGCGTAGGCGTAGTGCTTGCGACCGAAGCTGTCCAGGAAGTACCTGGGGCCATGCTCCTGCAGGATGCGCACGATGCCGTCACGGATGGCCAGATACTGACGTTCCACCTGTGGGTCCTTGCGTCTGGCCTCGGTCAGTGTCTTCAGCTGTGACAGCTTGTCCTCGAGGTCGGCGCTGGCAGCGCTAGCTGTCTCTTCCAGGCGTTCGAGTGCGGTTGGTGCGTCGGGATCGAACTCGTCGTGATCAGGCATTGGTCTGCCGATTGTCGTTCATTTGTCCTCCAGTTGTCGTTGGTACTCGTGCTGCATTTGGTTAGTGTTTTCTTCCCAGTCCGGGCGTACATCGCCACGGTACCCACTGGCAGCGACAGCTTCCAGCAGGTTGAACAGCCGCACACCAGGTGTGCACGCGGCTGGGTCACTGCCACTCCAGGCCACTGAAGCAACCATGTAGGTCCCTTCAAGATCAGCCAGAGCCCTGGTAGTTGCCTTGGTGCCTGCCTCATCCATGTCGAACCCAGTCAGCACCACCTTTGGAGCACACCTTGCAATGAGCTCATACTGTGGCCGGTGCAACCCTGAACCATAGACAGCTAGGGCAGGGCAACCTGTCTCCCAGCATGAGCTTGCATCTGCTGCCCCTTCAACCACGACCAGCACATCGCGTACTGGCTGGTAGTGCCCACCCATACCGAACATCGACGATGCTGCCGACCAGTGCCTTGGGTAGACGTACCTGGGCCCATCCTCAGGCTCGAGCTTGCGTCTGCCCACACCAGCCAGCAGGCCGCCGGCAGTGTGCACCGGGAAGGTGGCATCACCACTGAACGGGTCACTGCCCAGTCCCATGGCCCAGCACACCCAGTTCGGGAACCTGGTGAGCCAGTACCCAGGATCTGAGTACAGGTCAAGGAACACATCATCGTAGATGCGTGGCAGGGCCTCTGGCTCCATCATGATGCGAAGCTCGTCGACCTTGGGCACACGCTTGGAGTCCACGTTGCCGTGAGCCCCACAGGCGAAGCAGCACCAGACCATCTTGATCACGTTCACCGATGCTGAGGCCATGTGGTCGTCGTGCTCGGTGCAACGAAATGGTCGCTCGATACCCTGACCGGTGGTCATGGCCTCTGTGAGGGTGTTCATTCGACGAATACCGTTGGCATGATGCCCTGGCAGAAGCGTCGTTCAATGTCCGGCGACCAGTCCTTCTCACACTTGAAGCAGCCAATGCCCTCAACGGTCAGCAGGTTCTCGGCGTCCAGGTGGACCTGGGTGTTCGCACCTGGATCATAGACGGCAGCCGGGTTAATGACCTGGTACATAGCCGCAATGATCCACATGTGCTTACCGCGGCCTGGGTCGACCAAGGTGGCACTCCACTTGTCCTTGGCCTCGAACTGAATGGGCTTACTCACGTGCTTGACGTGGTAGGTGACGCCGTGACCGGTGTCGGCGCACGGGCAGGGCACCCAGTCGTCGGCATCGTTGGACCAGGCATCTCCGTGACAGTTGGTGTGCTTGCCTTGCTCACAATCCGGACAATCTCGCTGTTTACTCATGGCTCGATCACCGCCAGGTCAGTGCGGTTGGTGAACCTGGACAAGGTGATTGACACATTGTGAGAAGTGGCGATCTTCTGGGCAATTGGCCGCAGAGCCTGAATGCGCTCGAGGTCACTGCCAAGCATTGGCATCATGACACCGTCAGCACTCATGTGGATGAGCAACCCGGGTATACCCTCAGCGTCCTTCATGGTGAAGATCCACAGTGAGTCGATGCTCGTTGGCCTGCTCATCCCTGGAAGCCCTCCTTCCTGGCCCATGGCTTCTCACCACTGTCCTGCCAGACCCTCAAAGTGGACTCAGCCTGGGCCCTGGTGGCGAAGTAGCTGGACTCCCTGGCATAGGGGCCACAGTTGTCACACCAGGTCCCCAGGTAGAAGCCGGCGTTGCTCTTGAGTACCTCTGTCTTCAGTGGCTTCTTGCAGTCGGCACACTGGGTGAATGCCTGTGCCTCGTCTCCGATGACCATTACAGTTGCCACCTCTTCTTCCATGCGAGGCAGATCTTGCACTGGGGGATACGCAGGTGTGGTTTCTTTGCCACAGCCTTGGTGTGCGATGTGTCCAGCTGCTTACCGCAGACCGAGACGTACTTGTTCGGGTCGTGGTTCATGGTCATGTTCCTGATGTGCTCACGATGACCATTCCAGGTCAGCATCCACACGACTTCCATGTACTTCTCCTTTGGTTGATGACATGCCAAAGGCCACCCTCGTCTTTTACAGTCAGGTGGCCTCTGGTGCCATTGATTTTATACCACATCGTTATCTGTGAGCAATATCATCACACTGCAAAGAAATGCGATCGGCTACCGCCTGGCTGATCTCCTCGAACCTGTTCGCCTTGACATCAAAGCGGCTGAACCAGTCCAGTGTCGGCCCGTTGCGGATCTTCTGCCCGCTGTTGGTCATCACCAGGTCGTTCAGCCGTTTGGACATGATCACCACGTCAGCATCTTGACCAAGAGCATCACTTTGAGCCAGGTCTGATGCCTTCGGTGGCTTGTTACCGGTAGTCTCACCAGCTCGCTTGACCTGAGCCGAGGCAATGATCGGCGTACCAGTGGCCAGCGTTGTCTCCCTGAAGATGTTGGAGACGGTGGCCTGTACCCGCCAGTCCTCGATGGCACGGTGACCATCGGCACTGATCATCAGCCCTGCGTGGTCCACCAGCACCAGGTCATAACGCTGACATGACTCAGCCACCGCACCAGTGGTGTTGATCCTTCCATGTGAGGGGTCAAGGATCTCCAAGGTGCCACCGTTGATGGACATGTCGTCCTTGATGTGGTCCAGTGCCCTCTTGTGCTCGGTGAGGTCGTCACTGCGCAGCAGAGCAAGGATGTCTGAGTTGTTGGTCATTAGCTGGTGGCTGCGTCGTGCTACCTGCCAGGCAGGCATCTCCAGTGCATGGAAGCAGACGTGGTAGCCACGCTTGGCTGCCTCCACCGCGTACATGAGCATCATCCAGGTCTTGCCCTGACCAAGGCGAGCACCAATAACCCAGAACTCACCCGGGCCAATGCCACCATCGGTGGCACGCATCAGGGACGGGAACGGCACACCTATGTGGCTGGTGGAGAACCCGGTGGTGATGGTGGAGTGGTCGAACACGTCCGTTGGTTCCAAGGCCGCGGTCTGTGGCCTCTTGAGCTTGTCCAGCGCCCCGTAGGCGCCAGGTAGATCCTCGGCGTTCAAGGCATTCAGGCTTGAGTGGATCTGGGCTCTCAGGCCCCTGCGGCCGGCTGCGTTGCGTACCTGGTCGGCTGCCCAGTGGACATTGACATCAGGGGTGTACTCGAACTCGGGGAAGTACTTGGTCAGCATGACCATGGGTGGTGCCTTATTGCTGTGATGCTGGTAGTCCATGCACCACTTCCACAGCTTGCCCCAGCCGGTGATGTCTGCCGAGTCGATGCGCTGTGCTTCCGGGGTGAACGATCCTTGGTCGAGATAGGCCGAAATCAGTAGTGCCTCAGGGTTGAGTGGGTTCTCTGGTGTGTCGTCGCCAGCTCCTCGCAACGGGTGCTTGATGTTCATATTTCGTCTCCAAATCCGTCCGGAACACGGGGTGAGAAAGCGACGGTACGCCGCCCATGGATGACTCCCACGAGCGGCGCACCGACTGGATGCTTTATCTCACAACTGGTCTACTCAGGCAGGCTGGTGTCCTGAACAGGCCGTTCCGGTGGCGTCCTGACGGTGAAGTCGAGGTCGTCGATCGAACCGATGTGAGACGGTGGTGTGGGCCTGTCTGTGAGCACCAGACACGGGAACACGTAGTCCTGCGCATCATCACTACACGCGATGCAAAACGTGCCCCAGAGCCCGTTTTGCATCGGTGCCAGGGAGTAGACATGCTTGTTCTCCTTGGCTGTGTTGGTGGCGATGGCACCCAGATGCTGGTTGGCAACACCCAGCTGGACAGTGACCTCGGTGAGGGCTGATGCCAGGATAAGCAACGGGTTGCCCTGAGGCTGACCCAACAGTCTGATCTCACCCATCTTGTCCCTCCTCCTTCTTGGATTGCAGCGAGAAGATGTCCCCGCCGGTGTCGAACACGCTGAACAGATCCTGCAGGTGCTGAGCCCGGGCAATCGGGTGATGATGCTCCCGATCACGAGGTTCTTCTGTATCGAAGTCAGCCATGCACTCCAGGATGTCGAAGCAGTCAGCCAAGGTGATGGAAGGACTCACCCGTGCCTGCTGTACATCCGGGACCCCAGGCACATCCTGCTCGTATACCACAGACTCACCGATGGCCTGATCGAGCAAGGCCATGGCCAGTCTGCTGCGCACCGTGTTGACGTGGTGGTCAACACCCCAGTCCACCAGTACGTGGTAAGCACCGATGGCATGGGATGGGTGCATGGCAATGATGTACACCAGCTTCTTGTCCCTATGCGATGGCCAGGTGACATCCTGGTTCAGGTAGCTGATGTAGTCGATGGCGTCCCAGTCCATCATCTGTGAGCGCAGAGCCGGTGGTGGCTGATGTGCCACCATCAGCAGTCCACATCCTCAAGCTCGTCGTCATCGGCATGAGCATCGGCGTCGATCTCGGCGATAGCATTGGCATAATTTCGCCGAGACATCTGGCAGTCCGTGCACATGCACCGATCAGATGGGCTCCAGCCGATGTCCTCGAAGAAGAAGTCCACCTGGGCATTGGTCAGCTGCGTACCGTTGGCGGTGTAGTAGGCCACGATCTTCTCGATGTCGTCCATGGAGTTGTCAGCCCTGAAGAGCTCCAGGATGTCCCACTTCAGGCCCAGGGCCACCCTTGCCGCGTACTCCACCGAGCACAGGTCATGAGTGGCCTCGGTGAAGCCACGAGTGGCCAGGCAGCCCTTCAGAGTCGTTGGCAGATAGGCCCAGGTCTTGTCGTAGGGCACCGGCGGCGGCTCAGGTGACTTGCGCACCAGGATGGTGTCGGTCCAGCTGCCAATGTCGTAGACAAATCCGGGGACGCTCATGCCGTCCTTCTTGACAAGGCCCTGTCTGCCGTCGAGCTGAGTCTTCTTGATCGCCTCACCATCGATGACCCAGTCCACATGGGTGAGCTCGTTGACCCAGCCGGCGAAGCACATGGACGTACCACACACCGGGTTCTTCTCATCCTGCTCGAAGGCAGACAGGGCCTTGACCTGACGCTGAGCCTCGGCCGTGGGCGGGTCGAACATGAGTGTGCGCCATGATGTCTGGCGCCACAGTGCCCGGTGGGTGTGGATGATCTCCAGCACAGCCTGTGCCAGCTCGGCGTTGAAGCCGTTATCCAGTGGCTTGTAGGCCTTCATGGGCAGCTTGAACACCGAGGCTGTCCAGGTGGCAATGCCGTTGGTGGTCTCGACTCCGGACATGCCGTCCTTGGTGGTGATGGTGCGGTTTGTCATAGTGATGCTCCGTTCCTGGTTGATGTTCCGTCGTTGACGGCGTACGTGACAGTGTCACTTGGGGTGGCTGCCAAGGCCTCGTCGTAGAGCTGGTTCTCCAGTGTGCGTCTAATCACTGACCCCCTGGATTGGCTGTAATCCGCCCCGTGGGCGATGTAGTAGTCGGCACACTTGCTCAGCATCTTCACTGAGTTGGAGCCGTCGAACATGCGTAGCGGGTCGCTGCAGATGCCCAGTGCCATCTTTGCGTAGGTGGACACGTTGATGACGGCGTGACTGGCTACCGAGAAGCCACGCTTGGCTGAGATGATCTGCAGCTCCTCACCGAGCTCATCCCAGAAGTAGGCGCTGGTGTAGTCAGCAGTGCCATTCCAGGTGTTCCCGTAGTCCAGTGAGGACTTGTCGTGGTCCACCCGATCCATGAACCAGCCCCTGGGCACCCAGACAAGCTCAGAGAGCTCTGAGACGTTGCTGGTCACACTCATCTCATCCTTGGTGATCATCTTCATCACCGTGCCGTCCACAACCCAGTCAGCACCTGAGAGCTCACTGGCCCAGCCGGCCATGCACATGGAAGTACCACACACCGGTGGTTTGACCTCCAGCTCGGCCACGTCTGTGTTGAAGGCCAGCAAGGCTTTCACCTCCTGTGCTACAAGGTGGTAGTCACCAGTAGGCTCCTGGGGGTCCCAGATCTCGATGCTCCTCCAGGAGCCTTGGTCCCACAGGGTAGGGCTGGCCTTGATGGAATCCATCACATCTTCCATGAGCTCCTTGTTGACCCCGTTGTCCAGGAAGGTGTCGTAGGCCTTGATCGGGTGCCTAAGCACCTGTGAGGTCCAGGTTGTCGTCCCGTTGGTGTTGGTGATGATGGTGTCGTGCTGCTCGTTGATCGTCTGGGTCTTGCGCATGGTGTTCCCATCCAAAGGTTGGTGCTTACCAGTGCCAAGAAGTCCTTGACACCGTCGGTACACTTGAGCTCAAGCTGACGAAGGAAGTGCCTAGGTAGTCCTAGATCCCCTATCAGCCTGGCCTCCACTGGCCTCAATGAAGCATTGGAGCATTGAAGCAGAGGCAGTGGAGTAAGCATAAGGATCGCGGTGCGATCCCTATGAAGGTCCGGGCAATGAAAACAGCCCCTGTTGAGCACCGGGATGAAGACATGGTGATTCCAGAAGCTGATTGATGAATAATACCAGAGCGTGGTGGCTGAAGAGAACCCTTGAACGCCAAGGACTTAGCAGCATATGACGCGCACAGCGCGTACAGGGGGAAATGTGGTCAAATGCGTGTGGGGCACCATGTCCTCTCCCACTGGCGGAGTCGCTAATCGCTTTCAGGGGTTGAACGCCCCTTCCCAGATGTCAATGCACCTGTCCGGCCCTTACATCAGTGCTCCCCAGGTAGGAGTCGAACCTACGAGCTCGTGCCTCAGAAGCATGATGGGCCACCCACGACCCACTGGGGAACTTCAAGCGTGACATGCCTGGGCCTTAGAACACCCCGGTTCCACTCATGATGACGAGCATGGTGTACCACCAGAAGGCCCACTTGCCCCAGTGCTTGAGACGCTCTTTCCAGGAGCCGTTCCACGGGTTGGTACGCCAGTAGGCAAGCATCCAGAGCACGTTCAGCACCCAGATCACGGTGGGTCTTCCTTCAGCCAGGGCTGGTCAAAGCCAAGGCCATACTTGGTCTTGACATAGTCCATGCCTATCTGGATATCAGTACGCGGCGCCCTTGCTGTCGGGTTGTCTGCCGACTCATGGGTCTTCAGGTAGTCCCCGACCTGGAGATTGCCAGGGGTGATCTTGACGATCTTGTGCCTGAAGATGAACTGCTGCTCGCCCCACTTGTTGACTGTTACGTCCTCCAGGTAGTCCATACCGCCGTAGGTCGATCTGCCGTCGAGCACTATCTGCTTGATGGCCCAGAGGACTACTCGGTCCTTGACGTACTTCTTGATGAATGATCTGAGCATGGTGTCTCCTCCAGCTTGTGTATGAGCCAGCCGTCGATCCACTGGTCGTGCTGCCCAGGGCGCCAGGTCAGCCCAGAGTCAGGGCGTTCCTGGAAGTGGTGGTACCGAAATGGCGTACCCCGCCATGGGCCGTCGTCTATCTGCTCGTATGGCTTTGCAGCCATCAGTGAGCCTGTAGATAGTCCTGGATGTCGCCCCACCGGTTGGCGACATGGACCACGTCGTTCCTGATCTCCTGCTCGTGGGCAGAGGAAGCCCGCCAGGTAGCCACGTCCAGCTCGCCCCAGATGGTGTCCTTGACCAGTGAGTCGAGCACGGACGGCTCCAAGGCGTCCAGCTCCCAGGACTGGTTGCCGTACGCGGAGATGTACCCAGCAGAGCGGCTGTCGGTGACCTTGGCCGGGTTGGGCGGCGGGTTGTACAGGTCGATCTGGTCCCGGTTCAGCGCTATCCTTCGTACGTCAACGCTGGATCTGGAGAACAGCGACAGCCGGTCGGTGATGTCTCGGGTCATGTCGATCCCCGAGGGGTCATGGTCACCAAGGTGCAGGATGATCACTTCCTTGCCTTCGTCCAGGTAGCCCACGATTCGCTGGCCGGCAGCCCACATCTCGGACTGGGAGACGTAGCCCTTGCAGGCGAAGGACGCACAGCGGTAGGAGAAGGCCGCCCTGGAGATGATCCCAGCTAAGGCTTCCTTCTCTACCCAGACCTCGATACGGACGCCCTGGGCTTCCCACAGGTCCTCGAAGTACTGCTCGGCTGATCGTTGGATGAGCTGCTCTGGGCTCTCGTTGTGGCCGGACAGGTCGCCGCGGACGTTGCGAGTCCTGTCGGTGATGTAGTCCCAGTCCAGCATCCCGGCCAGGCGTGCGTCCGAGATGATGGAGCCGAGCTTCTTGTAGGACTTCTGCTGGTTGGGCAGCATGTCCCGGGATACGAACTGGTAGTAGAGCTGGCGCAGTGTCAGGTCGTAGCCCTGCCGGCGGTAGTCGGCGCAGATATTGATGGCCGTGTCGATAATGGCCAGTGCGTCGGCGCCGAACTCCTTGGGCTGGTAGAGGATTCTCATTTGACCTCCCCGGCAGCCAACATGTGCCTGTAGACGAGCAGGTTCATTGTGACGGCGGCCCCGGTGAGCAGGTTCAGGGCTTCGGTCATGTCGGGGAATCTCTTGTCGTTCTCCACAACGAGTGCGTCGCAGATCTTCTCCATCGCCTCGACTAGGTCGTTGTTGGCAGGGAACCCCGGGTCGGCCATCTTGGCTTCGTCGTCGACCGGCAGGTTGATGCCGTAGCGCTCGTTGTTCCTTGGTCCACTTCTACTGGCTTCCATGGGTGTCCTTCCTTGCTCGATCGATGATGTCGACCAGGTCCTGGGTCAGGATCATGTCCTGGACTGACTTGTCCCACCACTGCATGAAGTAGTGCCGGTCAACGGTGAGGTTGTCCAGCTCACGCAGCAGCTCATTGAGGGTCACTTGTCCTCCTTGGCTGCTTCGATGACCAGATCCAGCACGTCCTGGGCCAGGATGAAGCTCCTGCGACGGTGCGTACCAGCGATGGACGAATCGGTCACGGTAAACCAC